AGCTATGACTACCTTTTCAGCTATGACTACCTTTTCAGCTATGACTACCTTTTCAGCTATGACTACCTTTTCAGCTATGACTACCTTTTCAGCTATGACTACCTTTTCAGCTATGACTACCTTTTCAATATTTGATCTTTTCAGCTATTAAACATATAATAAAATAAATAACAATAACAATTAATTAAAATAATACTTAATAAAAAAAGTATAAAAATAATAAAGCAATAATACAATAATATAAAACAATAACAATAAAACAATAAAAAAATACAAATACATATATATCAAATAGAATAAAAACATATAAAAAATATAAAAAATAATAAATAAATATATGCTTTTCTTTATAAAAAAGCTGAAAAGATATAAACTAAAGGATCAACAATAAAACAATAATATAAAAAGATCAACAATATATTATAAAATTTAATAGTATATTATAACAATATACTATAAAATAACTTATTATATCTTTTCTTTTCATTAAAATAAAGCTTTTTAAGTTCCTAAAATTTTAAAACAAGGGGTGGGGTGTCGCTGTGTGGAGTTTGCATAGTTTTTGGTTTTTATGTTTCTTCGGTTTTATTGTTTCATTGTGTGGTGGTTATGGTGTTATGGGGGTGCGACTGTTTTATATAGGTTTATGTATTATATATTATTATAGTATATTTTTTATTTTATGTTTCTTCCTCTTTTGTATGGCTACTATGTAATAAAATAATATTTTTAATGTTATTTTATTGTTTCGTTGTGTGCTTTCATTGGTTGGGTTGTGTTTTTGTGTGGTGATACCCCTATTTTTTTGATGAAATTTGCGATTTTTCTTCTTTGGGCTTCTTTTTTGTTTTGGAGTGTTTTTAGCTGTTTTCGGTTTTTTGTTTTTGTCAAAGTTGTGCAGTTTTCATACAAACATCTGCGATTTTTTGACAATCATCTGCATTTTTTTGACAAACATCTGCGAAATCCTTACAAAGTTGTGTGGAATTTTTGTCATTTTTGTGTTTTTACATTTGCAATTGTACTGTTTCTATTGTATTTTTTTACATTTGCAATTGTGCTTTTTCAATTGTATTATATAGTTTCAAGTCTAAAATATATAGTAACACTAAATTGGGAATTATATTTCTTCCCCACTACACGATAAGGAGATGTTTTACTGATGATTTTAACCGAAAAGGAAACTAAATGTTGTCCTATATGCAATAATACAGAGTTTGTAAGGGATTATGTTCGTGAGGAAACCTATTGCAACAAGTGTGGTTTGGTATTGTCAAGTGCAGTACAATATTGTGGTTTGGAAAAGGTGGATAATGTGATCCCATTTTCTGCACCAGTAGAGGCAAGGAGAGGAGTGCATATTCGTTACAGTAAGATTAAGACAAGGCATAAGTCATATAGGCATAACATACCTAATAGGAAGCTGATGATTAAAGGGCATAAATGATATTTTTTTCTGCGATGGTATGCAATATGATTTTTCTTTAATATTTAACCATCTCCTACCTTTTTTCACCTTTATTATGTGCATACCATCGCAAAAAAGAATAAAGGGTTGATTATAATTGACTGATGATTGGAAGAATAATGTTTCCACTATTGCAGTATTATTGTATGGTGTGCTTTCACCTTATCTTGCCCAGTATTTGAGTGCAGACCAGTTCTCTGCATTGTGCATTGCATTAGTCAGTATTGTATTGGTGTTGTATAGTGCAAAGCATCCTAACACTTTCAAGGCATTGGGTAATGGCAAGTGTGATGGCAACTGCGATTGTGAAGAAACAGTAATGAATGATGAGTATGAAGTTGATCCAGTTGGAGATGAGCAATAATGGAAAAGCGACTCATTAAACTGGAAACTGAAACAGAGATGATTAAGCAAGAGTTGAACTCATATAGTGATGCTCTTGCAGAGAATACGAAGAGTATACAAGAATTGACAAAGATTATGATTAGGCACGATGAAGTGTTAAGGCAAGATGAGAATAGTGATGCTACAAGAAATGCAATATTGACTGGTATTGTGGTTGGTGTTGTGGTTTTTCTTGTTACTGAATTTGTGCATATGATTTAATGGAGTATGGTGGTAGGAGATGAGTAGGACTAAAGGTGATACACATCCTCAAAAGCTGAATAAGACTGTTTGTGATAAGATTTGTGAGGGTGTGTTGAAAGGCAATTATATCACTACTGTTTGTCGGAGTGTTGGTATTCATCCTCAAACTTATTATGTATGGAAAAAGAAAGGTAAGCAAGGTATTGAACCTTATAAGGAGTTCTATGATAGGGTTACAGAGTGTGAAGCCCAAGCTGAAATGGATATTTTGAATGTGATTTATACTAATGCAATAGATCAAGGTAATTGGTTGTCATCTGCTTGGATTTTAGAGAGGAAGTATCCTAATCGTTTTGGTAAGAGAGAGCAGATGGCTTTGCAGACTGATAATGATTTCAAGTTGGAGATTTCTACTGCTAAATCTCCTTATGAGCTTGGTGAAGAGGAGAAGAAACTTCTTGAGGAAGATAGGAAAGATGAGTAAGGTGAGCATATGGCTACTATTAGTTGGAAGCTGACAGAGAAGCAAGAGAAGTATATTAATGATAGGCATAAGTATTTGCTTGTTGAGGGTTCAGCTGGTAGTGGGAAAACTATCTTTGCAGTTCATAAGGTTATACTTTATGCTTTGACTCATAATAATGCAAGGATTGGTGTTTTCAGACAGACTTTGCCATCTCTTCGTATGACTGCTTGGTTGGAGATTCGTGAAGCCCTTGATAATTATGGTATTCCTTATAAGGAAAACAAGTCAGAGGGAGTTATGACTTTTCCCACTGGCTCTACTATCTCATTTAAAGGACTCGACGATCCCCAAAAGATAAGATCTCTCAACCTTGATTATGTGTATGTTGAACAAGCAGAAGAGATTTCTAAAGATGTTTTTAACGAATTGGAGTCAAGGGTAAGGGGTAAAGCCAGTATGAAAGATTATGGGCAACTTTTACTTGTGATTACTCCATCCACTAAAGCACATTGGATTTATAAGAGATTTCATCTGCATCGTGATGATCCGAAGATTGAGATTATCCATTTCCATTATACTGATAATAGTTTTGTTGGTGAAGAGTACATTAAGATGGCAGAGGAAAGGAAGAAATTCGATTGGGATAACTATGTTCGTTTGACTCTTGGTTTGTGGCAAGATAGTGGTGGTTTGATTTATCAACATTGGGATATTAAGGAATCTGCGAAAGGTTATGAATTTTTTACTGCATCTACAGATTTTGGTTTCAATAATCCAAGTTGTTTCTTGTTGCTTGGTTGGGTTGATGGTGAGTGTTATGTTATTGATGAAGTGTATGAGAGAAACCTTATTAACCATCAGTTCATTGCAGAGTGCATTAAACTGTTAAGGAAATACAATCTCAATCCTAATCAAGTTGATACAGTATACTGTGATAGTGCTGAACCCGATCGTATACAAGAGTTTTGTGATTATGGTTTCAATGCGATTGGTGGGATCAAGAATGTTGATGCGAAGATTGAGGCAGTTAAGAGTTGCACTTTGCATATAGCTGAAAGATGTACTAATACAATTCGTGAGATTGAATCTTATTGTTATCAAAAGGATAAGGATGGTAATGATATAGATAAGCCGATTAAACACGATGACCATAGTATGGATGCTCTTGGTTATGGTATTTATGGAACAGTAGGTATTTTGAGTGCCGATAGGCAGTATAAGGATAGTGTGAGGATTTACAGTTATTGATGGAGGAGGTGAGAGTTATAGGAATTTATGAAAGGATTGCGAAAGCAAGTAAGGTATTGTTGAATAGTCATCCTAATGAGGTTTACGAAGTGGGTCTTGATGATAGGAAAGACCACTATCGCAAATGTGATAAGGTTGATTTGTATGAGGCTACTCCATCAAGGGTTCGTAATACTGTTAAGAATCGCCGATTTGCAAGTGTTCACGATAGTCAAGCACAAGGTATCTTGATGGATTTGATGACAAAGACTAATACCAAGTGGTATATTACTGGTGATAATGATAAGGCAGTTAAGCATTTGGAAGAGATGTCTGAAGTTTGGGATTTGGATAACATTATCGATAATATCCTTTGGAAAGGGTTTGTTGATGGTGATGTGTTCCAACATTTTCGTATCGTTGAGAATCATATCAAACCTACATTCTTGGCTTATGATGGTGTTGATTATCGTATTAAAGTTATCTTTGATGAGAATGGTGATGTTTGTGGTTACAAGCAAGTGATTCAGAAAAATGCAAGAACCAATAAGGGTTGGCTTCGTAAGAAGTTTGATGAGTTGGAAGAGGATCTGACTGAAATGGAAATCAGCTATGAGTTAGATGAAATTCAACATATGAAATATTTGGAGAGAGATGGTAAAGCCAATGCCTTGATTGGTGGTGCATTAGAGCCGATTTATTATAAACGGGTTTTGCGAGAACAGATGCCTTTGACTGTTTATAAGAACAGTAACATCATTTCAGTTACAATGGGTAACGAAAATAAGATGAACACTTACTTGGATGAGGATGCAAGAGATGAAGTTGCAGAAGTGGTGAACAATTACCATATGAAAGGTTGTTTAATTCTTCCTTATGGTATTGAAGTTGAATTGTTAAAAGGTGGATCATTACCACAAATTCAAGATTATATTAAATACTTTGAAAAGGAAGTTTACATTGCTTTGAATACTCCAGAGGCAGTATTCAGTTCTGAATCATCAAATAGGGCTACTGCCGACATCCAATTGGATAGTAAGACTACTGGTAGGGTCTTGTTCTTGGAGTATAATCGTGATTGGGTTGCAAAGTATATTAAGAAACTCTTTGACAAGGAACTTGAGTTGCAGAACATCAAGGGGGAGTGTTGGATAGAGTTTGAAATGGATGATTATGAGGAAGCCCAATTACTTGATGAGGAAACTGACCCTAACAGCTTACATAAACCAATTGTGAAAAAGGGTCAAGAGGATTTGGATAGAAATGGCAGAACTTCCATTGTGAAGAACCCACAAAGTAGTACGAATATTAATCACGATGTGCCGAACATCACAAGAGAGCAACAAAGGTATCAAGGTAGGTGAGTAAGTTGGCAGATTTACTTACTAATCTTGCAGATTTGTTTGATTACAAGGAGTACGATGGCGATTTGGATGAGAAAGAGTATGGTTTGGCAATAATGATATTATTGCAAGATTTCACTAAAAAGTATTCATCCAAACCATATAGTTACATTGAAAAACACTTTGATGATGATTGCAAACGATTAGAAGAGAAGTTGCTACAAGTAAATGAAAAGCAATTTGAAAAGTATGAAAATGCAACAAGGAAGAATCAATTATTGGCTCAAGATGTTCCCACCAATAAGCATAAACTGGTTAATCTGAAATATGATTTGAAAATTACAAAGCAAGTGATGGAAACCACCATCAAAAACATCATAACATCACTACGAAATGAAGTGAAACTTAACATACAAGTTGTAAAAGATATGGGAGATGAGGATTCTTTTAATTTAGAACCTAAATTGAGAGAAGCCATCAAAAGAGTTAAGAATACTGTTAAGTATGGAACTGGTATGGGTTTTCAGAAGATCCGAAGAAGTGTTTATGATTTCAAGTATGGTAAGGATGCCACTTACAAGTGGGTTACTCAAGGTGATAGTCAAGTTTGTTTTTGGTGTAGAGCTGAAGAGCGAAAGCCACCAAGACCTTTGGATGAGTTGCCTTTTGACCATATGAATGGTAGGTGTGGCATTGAGCCAGTTAGTGCAAGAGCAACTGCCGAATATAATAAAATCGTTTATGGTGATGTGAATGGAAGAAGAGAGGATTAAGGTTTGGCAGATGGGAATGTATAATTATACTGATATTGGTTTGGATAAGCCAGTTATGTATAAGGAGAATTTTCTTGAGCAACTTGCAAATGATACCGAAAGGGTTGATGTAACAAGAGAACATTCTGATGAGATAATAGGTTCATTAAGTAATTTCAAGTATGAGGATGGTGTGTTGTATGCAGATGCACCAAGTGGGCTTGATATTACTGGGAATGGGTTGAGTCCAGTATTTAACTGCGACTTGGTGGATATGGGAACTTATTATGAACCGATTAATTACAATATGACTTCTATTGGTATTACTAAAACCCCAAGAAGTAATATTTTATATAATAGCATTACAGAGGAGATGGATAAGGTGAGTGATGAATTAAGAGCAATGCTTGATAGGAAAGAGGAAACCATCGCAGAGCAGAGAGAAGAGATTGGTATCCTTAAAAAGCAGATGGAGGAGTTGAGAGAGAAATCCAAAAGTAGTGATGAAACTCTTAATGAGTTCAAGGCATTGCAGAAACAATTTGATGAGTTAAAGGCAAATGCAGAAACTTATAAGGCAGATTCTGATAGACTTCGTGAGCAAGAAGCGAAAGCGAAAGAGAAACTTATCAAGGAGATTGTTGGTGATGATACAAAAGGTATGGAAATGTTTCAAAAGTTTAGTGTAGAAGAATTGGAGCATATGAAGAATACCAAGATTGTAACTGAACCAATCAAAGCAGTTGGTAGTCAAAGTGTCGATACAATAACTGATGGGGATGCAGATGACATACCACAAGAGGATCAAGTTGATGAATACTCACAAGAGTATTTTGAAAAATGGGAGAGGGAAAATACCCATTGGTAAAGGTTTACCCAACAACACATTCTCAATATGATATTTTAGGAGATTAAGATAATGGCAACTGGAAATGTAATAGGTACTTTCTTTGAAAAAGAAGAGGGCAGAACTTATGTTTGTAATGAGGGGAATATTAGTGTAGATACTGGTTATTCTACTATTAATGGTGCTAAACAGAAGTTTTTCAAATTCGCTTCCCCTATTTTAGCAGAATCCTTTTTGGAGTTTGATTTGACTGATGACTTATGTGTTAAAGGTGCTACTACTGTGGCTACCCATATGACTCAATATGAGGCAGAGTTCCCAAGTGGTGCTTTCCCACAACAAGCAATTACTAATGGATCATACAAAAGATATGTTACTGCTTTCAAGTTAAGAAAAGGCGAAATGCAATTACCATTAGCAGATAACAATAGTGCTATTGCAGTTGGTGATTACCTTGCAATTACTAATTATGCAGATGGTGTTGATAAGTATGAGGGCGATTCCCACTTTGTACAAGCATTAGAGTCTAAAACTGCTAATGAGGGTGGCTACATTATTGTGAATATGATTGAGGATAAAATCCCAGTAGCAGAATAGATTTAAAGATTATTATTATTACAAAATTTTTTACAAGATTAATACTTATGAGATGATTATTTATGGCAAATGCTTTAGAGAGAGTAAACAAAGAATTTTATGGTGGTTTATATACTGCAAAGATTAGAAAAGACACCTTTGGAAAGTTCAACCTTGCAGGTTTCTTCCCAACCGAAAAGGTGAGCGATAAACAAATTACAGTTACTGATGTATGGAAAGGTGAAGAAGCCGAAAAATCTGTTAAAGGAAGAAAGAAAAAGTTAATGGCAGAGGGTACTGGGCTTCGTAGAGTCAGATACTCCGAAGTAACCCCACAAGGATTCAGACTTGAACAATATGGTATCGAATTAGAAGTTGAAATGAGAGATTTAAGAGAAAAAGAATTATCCATCATTGATATGATGACTCCTATCTCCAACTACCTTGCAGAAGAAATCGATAACAATGTCTACGAAAGTGCAGTTGCAAGTGCTACTGATGAAAGTGTAGCATACGATTTGACTAACAACTGGACTTCCTCTGAAATTAAAGACATCATCGCAGACATTACCAAGATCAGAAATTTCAAAATGGCAGATGGTTACAATATGAACCATTGTGCTTTAGGATTAAAAGCTTTAACTGAATTAGAGATTAAAGCTGAAGTTCAAGGTATGGAATACACTTTCCCAAAGACTGGTTTAGGTTTAAACAATGTATTTGAAGTCGGTGGAATGACTTTCAGTTGGGGTGGAAAAACTATGGATGACAAAGAATTGTTAGCATTTTGTACTGATATGCCATCCTTACAAATCTTCTACCTTGACTACTTCAATCCAAAGGTTCAAAAAGTGCCAGTAACTGGTGTATATGACAAATACTACCCATTAATCAATGTATTAAAATACGATGATTCTGACAGACAAAGTGAACCAACCATCACTATGCAATTCACTACTGGTGTAGGAACTTATGCACTTGAAGATGGTAAAAGAATGGTTAAAGTTGAAGATGTATTAGGTAGTTAAGGTGATTAACTACCTTTCATTCATAATTGGAGGACAATCCTATGGATAACAAGATGGAAGATTACTATAAAGTTCTCCAATGGTTAAGAGAAACACATATAGACAGACAATACCCTTACGAATTTGATGAAACAGACAGTATAGAACATTCTGAAGATGTTGAACTTGTAGAGGATCATCATTCTGACTTTGATAATTCATTGCATATTCAGAATATCCAAGCTGATTCAAAGGTTCGTATCCACTTGCCAAGAGTTAGGGATTATAATGATATTGATTACTTTGAAATATTATTCTATTCCAATGAAACAATTACTCCATCAGACCTAACCATTGGTTTCAGTAATACAAGAAGTGGTGTAGTGAACCAAGTTGAATTAAAAGCAGATGACATTAGCCACGAAGATACTGTAATCAACGAAGATGGATACCATCAATTCAGATACTTGGTAAGGAAAGCCAACACAAGTATGCAGAAAAAGAACAGATGGATTTCATCAGTATTCTGTATCAACCTTGAGTTCAGCAAACAAGTAGATGATTTCTACCTTTGTAACTTGGTTGCAAGGACAGATCAGTTCAACATCACATTGGAAGATTTAGATGAGCAAATCGTAATCGGCAAGAATTATATAATGAATAAACTTCGTGCTTACAGTTGGGATGAGATACCACCACAATTGGAGCATTTATGCTACAAAAGTGCTGGAGCTTTCAGCTGGTTGATCCAATGGGAGAATCAAGGCAAAGTTATGGGAGATGGTACTCAATTAAGCCGAAACTATGCAGATAGACTATTAGCCCAAATAGATGCTTTCATTGAAAACTATATGGCAAGTAATGGTTATGGCGACCCTAACCTACGATTACTTGGTTGGACTCAATTCTGCAATGTAGACCCTAACTGCAAGACAAGGTGCAATAGCAAATCCAAGAAATATTACAAAGGAAGTTGGTATGTATGAGTGTATTAAGGGAAATCCTTGAATCCATCGCAGAGTATTTTGAGTCTGATGATGAGAATATGGGAGATTATAAAGGATTGCAATATTACTTTGACCCTTATACTATCAATGCCAATCGTGATTTGCCCTTGATTTGCTTTGATGTTAAGTATGGTGATGATAATTCAGAGCAAAGAGGGATGGTGTTGAGTACGATGATGGATTGCAGATCCTATTATCGTAATTTCGACATCAAGCTGTACACTTATACCCAAGATACAGATGTCTTGATTGAGGAACTTTGGGATTTTGAAGAGGCAGTATTGAAGTCTTTGAATGTTCAACGAAGTTGGCAAGACTTACATCCGAAGTTGCAGAACCTTAAGTTTGTTGGTGCTATGCCAATCATAAGTGTATATAAACAAGCATTTCGTGAGGATTATGAGGATGAGTTCTTTGCGAATGTGATTACTGTAAGGTATGAGATGGAATATGTGTTATAATTATTAATGGAGATGTATTAGATTGAAACTTAAATATAATGCTCAACCACAAAAAATCTTGGAACTCATACATTATCGTGTAGTGAGAGCAGATGAAGTGTTAGAAAGAGGTAAAGTCTACGATATTCCTAATGAAATCGTGGATAGATGTATGGAAACTGGTTTCTTTGAGTATGTTGAGCAAAAGAAAGCACCTAAAAAGGTAGCAGATGAAAAGGAGAAAGAATAAGATGACTGGATTTAACGAATCATTTCATTACTGGTCTATTGCTTTAAAGGAAAAAGATGAGCAGACTGGTGAATACCCATCACTTCCAGTTCGTGGAGGAATTATGGCAAGAGGTTCTGCCTTTGAGGGAGAGCCAAATGTCGAAACAGATGATTGGGAAGCCCACGATGGTTCAAAGAGCATTGTTATCGCTTCTGATAGGACAAGTGCAAGTGCAGAACCACAATGGGAACAAAAAGCAATGTTTGGTGAGTTCTTTGAAGATGGATGGTATATGCTACTTGGGTCTTATGAGAAGAAAACAGTTCAATTGGATGGAACTGGTAGTGGCAATGTCTACGAATGGAAATTCTACCAAGACCTTGTAAACCCAACACCATTGCCAATCGCAACAATCATCAATGGTTATGGAGCAGTAGATAATGATGCAATTACCTATGATAATGCAAAAATGAGTGAATTGGAATATGAAATAAGTGATGATGGTATTAATTTAACCTACACTTTCGGTAGTGATGCACCAATCCTTAACCAAGCAAACCCAGTAAGAACAGTAGGACAATCATTAAGTAAACTTGGTGTTCAGAACATTCACATTTACATTGGAGATTTTGGAGTTGGATTAAACGAATTAGAAGAGCAAGAGTTAGCAACCTACGATTATGGTTGTGTAGTCAGTTCCAGTAACTCATTCAACACCAACCTTGAGGACTTTTTATGTCTTGGTACACCATTTGGTAAAGCAATGAAAGATGAGGGTAAGTTTGAGAACGATGGTGAATTGGAGATCCAATGGAACGAAAAATCTCAACATCTTATTGACAAGTGGTATACTGGTGTAAATGATGGAGATATTGTTACTGAAAATAACTATTTCGCAGAAATCCTTATTACTGGTACTAATCGTAAACTTGGTAAAGTTAGTGGTGCAGATGTCTACGAATCCTTTGCAATGTACTTGCCAAAAGTTGAGATTACAAAGGCTTGGTCTGATTTAAGTGGTGATGAAACCAAGACCATTCAAGTTGAGTACAACCTTGTGAATAATGGAACTGTATCACCAGTAAACATAGACATTTTAAGCCAACTTGAAGATTTACATTGGGGAACTGCACAAGCAACCCAAAGTGTACAATCCAGTACAAGCAGTTCATCTTCTAATACTGGTGATGACTCAAGTATGGATTACTACTGGGTAAAAGACACAGAACCTTAAGAATTGATATTTACATATAATAATCGCTACACTTCGGTGTAGCCACTTTTTTTTTAAATGAGTAGGAGATGAGATAATGGAATTTTCTAAAAACAGTATTGAAGTATGTGGTAAAAAGTACAAGTTCAAAAGATGCACCAATGCACAAATCCTTGAACATCAAAAGAGCATTGAAGCTGAACAAGAGAAGTACAAACCAATCACAGACAAGGCAAAAGCGATTGAAAGAGATATAGAAGCGATAGATACTCAAATCGAATCAATACATAACATTGTAACTGCAATCAACAAGAAAGAAGAGCCAAGTGATGATGACTTGGATAACATTACTGAATATAGTATGCAATTGATTGATCTTGGCAATGAAAGAAGAAAACTCATCGAAAAAGGTGAAGCCCTTGATGAGAAACATAAGAAAGAAATAGAGCAAATTCGCCAGTATGTCCTTGATAAGTATGGTGAACTTGCAGAGTTGCAACTTGATGGTATTACAAAGGAAGAGTTTGTCGCTAATGCAGATGATAGTGATATGACTATCATTCGTTTATTAGCAAGTATTAAGAAAATGTTGAGTCTTGGAGCATCACCAAAAGATGTTGAGAAGTTTGTCAAGCAGAATATCATTGCAGAGGCAAAGCAATCCTTTCAATCCGATTAGCGAAGATACTGATACTTTTATGGAAAAGCCAAGTGAACTGATTGAAAAACAGTTCATAGACGAATACTTTTTGCTCACAAGAAGAGTCAAGGGTATGGGCTTAACCTTGAAAGACTTTTGGGAAATGGATTATCTCATCTTCGCTCAATTATTGAATAATGAGTTGGAAATCATCAAAGCTGAACAAAAAGAGGCAGAGAAAAACAGATTAGAATCTAAATCCTCTTCAAAGACTGGTAAGATGACAACACCGAAGTTTGAAGATAGTGAAGATTATGTGGATATTTATGAATCGTTAATAGAGGAGGCATAAATGTTAAAGTTTAAATTTAGAAGTGGTAAGTTCCGAAACGATTTGATAAAGGTTAAGGAGCAGATTAAACAGAATGTAGCTTCCGATTCATTTGAAATATTAGAGATTGTCAATAAGCATACTGAACCGAAAGTGCCTTATGAAACTGGTAGACTTCGTGCAAGTGTAATGCGACCGAATGGTATGCTTATTGAGGGCGATTTTATGAGCCAAGAGATTGAATATAGTGCAAGAAACCCAAAGACTGGTTATGATTATGCAATGATCCAACACGAAAACTTATTATATAGGCATAGAGTGGGTCAAGCATTATATCTTCGTGAGGGTATGTTTGAATCCCAAGATGAAGTGTATCGTTTAATTGAAAAAGATGTTAATTCAGCTATCAAGGGGGTTTTTAAGTAAATGGCATCACAAGGTAGAAGCATAGAAGCAGTTGTAAGTCTTGACTTGAAACCATTCCAATCAAAGATTAGTGAAGTTAAGACATTACTTAATGAGTTGAGTAATGGGATTAACATTGATTTCGGTGCAAGTAAACTTGCTCATCAAATGGATGATTTGAAAAAGATACTTCGTGGTGTTGGTGAGGAAGCTGAAAAGATAACTACTGCTTTCAACAAGATTGAGGGAATGAGCAGACTACTTGAAAGTTTAAGCCAAGTCAAAAGCAAACTTGAATATATACAGAATGACATTGATAAGATTAATGCAAGTGTTATTAAGGTTGATGAATCAACGAATAAAATTAGTGCTACTGAAAATAAGTTGAATAATATAATGAATAATGGGTTAAAGACTGTTCAGAACACTAATGCTCAATTAAGAAGAACATCTAAAGAAGTTCAAGGTTTATTAACTGTTCATAAAGGGGTTACTGATTACTTACTTAATGAAGATAAAATAACAAGGATGAGTTTAAGGACAATCCAAGAGCAAGAAAATATCTTAAAAGAGCAAGAAAGGATACAAGCAGAGAAAGTTGCAAAGGCAGAGCAAGAACTTCAAGTTTTAAGGGATATGTTTTTATTCCAAGAGAGAACTATGTCTGTTCTTACTGGCGAAGCAAAATCAGAGTCAGAAATTGTAACCTTAAATGATGAACATTTAGCAATTCTTCGTGAAATATTGAGTATGGAAGAAAGAGTGCTTGGTGTTAAAAGACAACAAACTTCAGAACAAGGAAAACAAAATCTTGAACAAATGAAAGGTGCTAAAGGTAACCAGTTGGATAGTATGAGTTACTTGCCAAGAAGAATAGGTTCTATGGCTTTGACTATGTGGGGTTTCAACGAATTAATGGATATTTATAATAATACTTATTCCCACATTAATGCAGAGGGTCAGAGAGATTACTTTGCAGATAGGATTGGTATGGATACCAAAGCATTGAATGAATTTAAAGGTGAAATCGCTTCAATGCAGAAACAATATCAAAAACTTGATATGACTGTGGTTGGTGCTAATGCTTTGGAAACTGCAAGTAAGTATGGTGTTGCAAGTAAGGATTTAGGCAACTTAACTAAAGTAATGGCGATTTATGGTTCAGAGTTTGTGAAACAAGGCAGAACCCAAGAAGATTCAATCCTTGCTATCAACGATGCACTTGATGGTGAACTTCGTAGGTTGAAAGAAGTTGGTATCGGTGCAGAAGAACTTGAAGCGACTGGTTTATGGAGTGGTGATGAGTCTGATAAGACTGGTATGATACTCGCTTTACTGCAAATTGCAGATGAAAGGGGTTATACCAAGACTGCCGAAGAGATCACTAACTTATCAGATGCTATCCAAGTGTTAGAAGTTAGGTTAGCGATTGACTTGGCACAAGCATTTCATATCATTGAACCTATTTTAACTGAAACTGCTAAAGTGTTCGTTGGATTATTAACCATTGCAGAGCAACTTGCAAAGGTTATCGGCGATTTAGGTAAGGCATTTGGTAGTTGGTTAGATGGCACTTTTGGTAAAGGTACAAGCACAAAAGTCTTTGAGGGTATCACTAAAGGTTTAGGTTACTTGTTGGCTTTCCTTATTATGTATAAGGTTGCAGATAAGATTAGGGAAGCAGTTAGTGGTTTTAGTTTGCTTGGTAAAGGTTGGGATAAACTTCAAGATAAACTTGGCAAGACTAAAGGAATGGATAAGGCAAGTGATTCCCTTGACGATTTCACTAATTCTACTACTGGTGGCACTAAAGGTACTGGTGGTGGTTTCAAGGAAAATTTCAAAGAACAATGGGGTAAACTTGGTAAAGATTTAGGAGTAATGGCAAGAGTGTTTGTTGATGTTGCGGTTGCTTTAGCAATGGCATTCTTCTTGATTGAAGAGGGAATCCTTATCATTAGTGGTATTGGTTACACTTATGAATCTTTGAAACCACAGTTTGAGCAAGGTATCCAGTTTATACAAGAGTATGGTATATGGTTTGCTTTACTTGGTGGTGCTTTGCTTGGTGTATCTTATTTGCTTAAAGATATCCCTACTGAAACTATGGCTCAAGTTGGTAAAGGTGCTTTAAATGTAGCGATGGGCATTGGTATTGCAATGGGATTAGTTGCAGTTGCTATTGGTTCATTGTTAATGCCTTTAGGTGCTATAATTTCATTAGGTGCTTTGGCTAACTGGCAACAAGGAAACTTGGATAAGGGAATTGAAGTCTTGCATATGTTTGCAGATGCTCTTAATCAGATAACATTACCAGTAGGAATATTCATTGGTGCTTTACTGGTTGCAAGTGTAATACTTGGTTATGCTCCAATGTTAGGAGTAGGACTGGCAGTAGGTATAGCAATAAGTATTGGTTTGGTTGCGGAAGCCATTTTTATGCTTAATGCACCATTGTTGGCTATCGCTTCCCTAGGTGTTGTTGCACAGACCCTTGGTCAGAGCAATATCCAACAAGGGGCGGATGCATTGAAGATTGTTGGTCAAGCATTGAAAACAATAGCAGATGCAGTTCCTTACCTTTTACTTGTTGATTTCGGAGTGTTAGGTCAAGAATTAATGGACATAGGCAGTAAACTGTTAACTGGAAAAGATGGTTTGACTTACCTTTCAGAAGAGATTATTCCTAATTTGTCTGAATTTGTAGAATCATTCAATGGAGTTACTATTAATCCTATTAACACCACTACTGTAGCGAACCTTTCACAAGTCGCAAGTCAATTGCCAAGCATTAAAAGTTCTATTGATACCATTAGGGGTTCTGTTGGTAACGGTGGAACTGGTGGAATGAATATTCTTGGTTTCCAAGTTGGTGGGGATACATCTTCATTGAAACCAAAACTTGATACTTTATATGAAAGCATCAAGGATGTTATGGACTTTGCGAACAAATTAGGTAACCTTTCAACTACAACTACTGGTGGTGTGTCAAGTGTTAATGCGGTTTCTAGTGCGGTTACACAGTTACAAGCGAAACTTCGTTCTATGGTTACTGTTATAAATACTGCTAGTGTTCAAGTTAAGGCTAGTGCAAAAGGGCTTGGTAGTGGAATTACTCAAGGATTCAAAACTGGAAGTGCAAGTTTTGGCAGTACTGTTGTTAGTGTACTTGCGAAAGGAATTCACGAAGTGCAAAGCAGATATGCTACTTGGTTAAGTGGTGGTAAGACTTCTGCACAGAAACTTGCAGATGGATTCAAGACCATAGGGGGCAAGTTAAAATCATCTGTTCGTGCAGAGATGGGTTATGCTTTAAGGGAACTGGATAATTATAAAGATGATTTTTATAGCAAAGGAGCAATGCTTGGGCAATCATTAGTCGATGGATTTAAGTCTAAAAAGGCATTAGACCAAAATTCACCTGCTAAAATCACAAAGAGTATCAGAGAAGAGTTAGGATACTCAATGGAGGCATTAAATACTGGTAAACAGATGATGTATCAAGGTGGTGTTGCTCTTGGTCAAGCATTGACTAATGGTTACAATTCCTATGGAAACTTGCGAACTGATGTAGGTGTACTTGCATCAAAAGGTGTAAGTAATGAGCAACTTCAAGCAAATGCAAAGAACACTCAATTAAATGGCAACCAAAAAGGAAAAACCCCACAATTAACACAGACAAATATAAATATTGATATGTCAAACTCTACTGTCATCGGAGTTCAAGATTTAGATAATAAAATCAGACAAGCAGTAGAGAAAGCAATCGTATCCATCAACTCACCGAATGGAGCGATAGGATATTAAAATGGAGATGATAAGGAATGGCAAGTGAATATAATTATGAAACAACATTCACATTTAGGAAACCCCAAGATTTTTGGGTACACCTAAACAAACAAATGGTAATCAAGGACAGAGATACTTTGAATGATGATAGTCTTTATCATCTCATTCTATTCTCTTCATTACCACAAGATTTCAATGAATGTGTAGATACTAATGGTTGCCTAAAACAAAGTGCAACTGGAATGACAATAATAGATAGTGGATATACAGACCAAACATTCCATTTAGGTGTTGAATGGATTGACAATGGTGAAAATGGATTCAACTTGTTTTTAGATGAATGGGAAGATAATGATGACCCAACAAGCGAAAAAGTAAATGTTGAGATACCGATTGCAGATGAAATAGAACTGTATGTGAAAGGTGTTGCTTTGTGCAAGGTTACTGGTTCAGATACTGGGAATAATTTTGTAGTTGCTTATGCAAGAGCAAGTACACCAGTTCGTTGCTTTAACTACATTTCATTGATGTATGGCAGTTCATTTGTAGGACATAAGAGTTGCAATATGGATGGTGATACTAATGCCTAATAGCGAAACCACATTCGTTTTTCGTAAATCAAAATACTTTTGGAAGTTTGTAAACAAGCAATTCGATTTAAGTAATATGAATGACATCTTTGACAAGGTAAATGAGGGAGATTACACCTTTGTTTTAGCAGAGCAAGTTCCAAATGATATTTACACTTGCATTGACTCCGAAACTGGTTGCTTGATTGAAGATGCAGATGGATTAGACATTATAGACTTAACCGATGTATATTCCAATATAGATGCAGTTGAAGATTTACCATACTTCAAACTTTACTGCGACTGGATAAGAGATGGTGAAAGTGGTTTCACCTTGAATATGGATAGTGGATCAACAGATGTTCAAATCCAACTTGGTGATAGTCAAACCATTTACTTGCAAGGTATGTTCTTGTGCAAGAGAGAAGCCAGTATGACTCACGATGAAAACTTTGTACTTGCATATGCTACTATTGGGCAACCAATCAACATTAGGAACTTCATCAATGTACCATTCCAATCAATGATAATGGGAATCGGCTATTGTGCAAACCAACAATAAAGGTGATAATGTGGCAAAGAAAACATTATACAAAGCTGAATGGTTTTGGGAAGATTATGTTGGGAAAAAATGGGAAGAGTTGCATTGGGGTAATACTGGTGATAACCATCCTACAATTTGCCATCCACAAGGGCGAAACAGTAAATCTGCATATAAACCAAAATCATTATTTTGGCATTATCAAATGACTGGAATAGACAAGAGCAAGTATAAACTTGATGAAGTTAGTTTCATATTAGTTATTGGAAAATTTAACACAAACAGTAACCCATTACCATCAATTAAGGTTTTTAGTGGTGATAATAATGCACCATATCGCAAAACACCACTTTTTACAACTTCAACTTATACACGATTAAGCAATCATTTCGACTTCGATTATTACACCTTGAAATATAAAATAAAAGGTGTTACAATTGATGATTTGAAAAACATTATCGTTGAAGTGGATTGGGGAAGAACAAAGGTTACTGGCTCTTCTACAATCTATGTTAATAGGGCAAGACTTGTAGTGGATTATAGTCTACAAGATCCGAAGTGGGCATTGTACAGTTCAATATCTCCAAGTTCTGCTACTACTAATGATAAGGTTGCTTGGAAACTTGTTGTTAAGAATACTGGTTATTGTAGCAGTTCCAATAGTGTGAGTTTATCGTTGCCGAAAGGGGTAACGATTGTATCTTCAAGTGGTGGTGGTGCTTATAATAACAATACAAAAACTTGGACTCTTGGGCAAGTCTGCAAAGGTGGAAGTGTAACAAGAACCTTTTATCTTAAATCTTCAAGTGTTGGTTTGAAGAACCTTGTAGCGACAAACAGTTCTAATTTGGTGGTGAATAAGAGTGTTACTCAATCAGTTACTTTTATACAGTATATTCCACCACCACAACCTAAAGATGTGGTTACTTATACATTCTATGATGAAGCCAAATTTGAGAAAGAACCTTACCAATATTTTGATATTAACATTCAAGGATATGGGAATAACCACATCGGCGAAGAGTATGTTTGTTATAATTTGGCTACATCAGAGAATGTTGAAATGTATTTGCCTTTAAGGTCTACTGCCGAATTAGTTGATGATAATAATAACATTGTTGAATTAGTAACTGACTCATCTATTGCAGATAGTGATAACAAGTTATGCTTACACATTGAAAGAATTGGTGATGATTTTGTTGCAAACATAAGGGTTTATGTATATTTGCTTGATGATGCTACTGGAACTGTAACTACTACTCAAGGAGATAACAGTTGGAGTCAAGAATTTGACATCTTGCCAAAAAGGGGAGTCAAATTATTCACCGATGATTTGATTTCAAGGGATACAACTTATGTAACAAATTCAATCAATATTGGTGTGCCTAACATTTGGACTATCAGAGCAAATGTTTCAAGAAACAACTTCTTTGATGAAAAGAAAGAAAATATGGAGATTGTAATTGAAGACAAGATTGCATACATTGGAGTAATACCACTTTCAAGATGCCACAAGGCAGATGTAACTGCTGATAGTAAGAATAGTCTAATTGAAAATCGTTATCTTAATCGTGCTTATTATGGTAAGAAAGGGGATTACTCTGAAGATATTAAGATGACTCTTCGTATCGCTTGGTATGATGTTGCAACACTTCAAGGGTTATGTGAAATGGATAAGCCAATTCCTATCGACACTATCCCTAATCGTGCAGATGGTGATCCATTGAATCATCGTGGTTGGGCAGAGATTTATGAAGTTAATAATATCAAGAAGATCAATGATATGCTTTATGAATGTGATGTTGGTGTGAAATATCTTTCCCACGATATTAATACAAGGTTTACTATTACTGAAGCGAAGAAACTGACTGAAGCCACTATCAAGTATTACTTGGCATTGGTTCACGATTACAATATGGACTTATTAGACATATTTAAGCTGAACTATTATGAGTTTTGGACTACACTTGAAGATGCGAATGGCGATAAGATTGGTAGTTATGACATTGACCCTAATGCTACTCTTATAATGAATAGGGATTTGAACAAACACTCCACTTACGATATAGTATTCAGAAATACTGTTCCAGTATTAAGAAGTGAAGATTACGATAACAACTTTGAAATGGCACTAAAAGTCATCAATAAGGATAATGGTAATGTATTGTTTGAACACGATTACAATAACTTCAAGCATTATGATTTCACAAACCAATATGCAGAAAACACTACTGATGCAACCAGTAAATACTTGAATGGTGCAAACTACGAAACATTAAACTTTGAAAGGATAGGGTTAGGTTACGATGAACTTTCACCTTTGATTGAAGATATGAAAGTGGCTACCCACTTTAACACAAAGGAAACAGTACACATCACAGACCCTACTGAACAATTTGAGATATTTCTGTTAGATGCTTACAATAAAGGAATTGAAAATGCAACAGTAAATGTGAGAATAACTGGGTCAGACAATTTCACAACAACCTTTAATTGCATAACTGACCTTTATGGTAGAATATTCTTCAATGTAGACTGGGGAAATGGAGATTATACTGTAACCTTGAATTTCTTTGAGAATGAGAAATATCGTGCTTGTACTTATTCGGTTGGATTGGAAGTTGAACTGGAATATGTGCAATACCATTTCACTTATCCAAGCAATCAACAATTCATAGGATCTAACTCAAACTTTGTCTGCACCTTGTTAGATGAGAATGAGAACCCAGTAAGTAATAATATCTTGCATTATAGTTTCAAGGACATTGGTAGCGATGAGTATGAACACGAAGAAACTGTAACTACTGATGTTGATGGTAAGGCTACTATCCCAATTAAGAGAATGAATGGCAGTCAGATGATTAGAGTAAACTTCAAGGGTTTCTCTGAAAATGGTACTGTTTATCAACCAGTTCAATTTGAAGAGCAGATTAATGTTACTAATCTTAATCTTTCTGAATTGATTGTTGAAGCTGATAATTTGGAGATGGTGCAAGGTGATAGTGAGAAACAGTATTCTGTTATTGTGAAGAATAAGGAAACTGGTAGTGTAGTGCAAGATTTGGATATGGATTTCTACTTGTATAATAATGATGAGTCTTACCATCTTAATGCAACAACTAATAGTTATGGTGTTGCAAGTGTTCCAATCTACTTGAAAGGTGGTGCTTGGAAAGTAGATGTTTATTTCAAAGGTGATGAAACATATAATCCTTACATTATTACAAGGAATGTTCTTATATCTAATTTTATAAGATATGATAGTTTCATAAATGGGGATAATGCTACTCTTAATGAAAATAAATTATTAGATGGAAGTCAAGATTATTACTCTCTTAAATTTACTGATGAAAATGGGAATGATATTGTTGATGAGCCAGTAAATATTAAAATTTATGATGCAACATTAACCCACTCAACAGAATCAAATCCTTATATTGATGTTATTCTTTCAAGTGATTTAAATGGAGAAATAACTATCCCATTCATAAGTCATAACGAAGATGTTATAGTAAAATCTACATATATGGGCAGTATAAAGTATAATCCTTGTGAAAGTGTAAATATGATTTCATTTGAAAACATTGCAACAAAAACAACTCAAACACTTTCAAAAGTAACTGAACAAGTAATTAATATTGAAACTGGTTTAACTGAAGATGAAGATCATATCAAATTATACAAAGGTGGAATATTACAAAATGAATGGGAAAGTGATTTTACAGTTGTAAACTCTATAACCAATAATAGGATTACAAGTTATCATACTGACATTAATAAGTTATTTGATGATGAAAAATTATTGGATCATAACAAATTGCCAAAAGGAACTTACAATGTAACTATATTCAAAAAAGGAGATAATTCTAATTATTCAATATGCAGAACTTTTACTATAACTACTGTAAATGATGGTAGGGTATCTCTTGGAAAGTGGCAATCTTTCCAAGATGTCCTTGTAGGAGAATTAACACATACTGTTTTGAATGGGGATAATAAATATGTGGGAGATTTCGCACATATTAGATTTATGCTTAATTTTTGGATTCCAAATAATATTAAGGTTTATGTTGTAAGTGGAGATGATAATTTCCATTATGAAACTATCACTCACGAAATGGTTAATGAAGATGGTAAAAAAATCACATATTTTGATGTGTATATGATTCTTCAAGATTGGGATTCTTATTATTTTGATTTTGAAGATAGTGTTATTTTAGAAGATTTTGGTATGGGTGATTTATTAAAGTATGATTCAACACAAAAGAATGATGTTTCAATTAGCCAAACTGGTTTTGCTTATAATAATGAAACTCATCAGAATATTGCAATCACAGTTGAAAGAGTTAGTGAACCTAATGCAGTTATCAAGTATGTTAATAATTATATTTGTATAAGAGCAACAAATCTTGAAACTAATGAAGAGTTGTATTATTATACTTTCATTACAGATAATTTAAAACCATTTGATTTTTCATTTGATTTAACTACAACAAGTGGAGATGAGCCAAACTGGAAACTTGAAATATTTTTAAACAATACTGATGAAGATAAAGGTGGTTATTATATTACTACTGGTTTGATTACCACTTCAACAGTAATCAATACTGATACAATACTGCCAATCTTCGCAGATGGAGAAAGTTATATTGAAAAGGGATTAGATATGACATTTGCAAATGATGGATTTTACTTTATAATTGGAGATATAGTGGGGGGTAAATAAATGGCTATTTCAACTTATTTATATTCATTTATGGAAAGAGAGTTTATAAGTTCAAATTATTATGATTTGTCTTTTAATTTAGGTATCCCTTACAATTCACCATCTGCATTTGTTTTCGGACACGATCCTAATTTAAATACTCTTGATGGTTTATTCTTATTTAAGGATAAGATTGAATTGTATAAAGATGATGAGTTAGTTGATGCAATAAATAATATAGACAACCCAAGTGGGAAAATAGATATTGTAAGGCAAGGAACTACAATAACCATCTTTTCTAATGATGTGCAGATTTACACTACTGAAGAGTTGTCTTGGAATACAGTAGGTGCTTATAATCCAAGCAACTCTCTTTATGGTGTTGTATATGCAGAAAACTTTGTGTTGAAACCTTATATTGTTACAGAGATTACTCCATCTACTGCCGATTACGATGGTACTACTTTTGGTTCTAATATTCATTTGGAAATAGATGACAACAAATTGAATATGATTGATTATGGTATGTTACCACAAGGAGCAGTTGGTGGTGGAAAAGTTATCTTGAATGATGTGCCATTAGAGTCTGCTAACAAATATGCAATCCAATTGGAAATGAAATATAATAATTCAAGGTTTGAAAGGTTGAATAACTTGACTGGGCAAATGCAGATGAGAGTCTATGAAGATATAATGTCATCAGATACTGTAAAGGATTATGAAAAGACTCTCTGTTCACCTATGCCAGTTCCAAACTCACGAACTGTTTTCACAAGACATTCCGATGAGGGAACACTTTACTTTGTACAAGATCCACTTAATGCAAACTCATCATTCTTGACAAATGCCTACAATCAATACAAAGGGGGATGTTCGATTACAAGCGAAACTGGGATTTATCTCTCAAATTTAGATAATGCGATTTCCCCAGTATATGTAGGTAATGAACTTGTAAGGGCAGAGTTCCATCGCCGAAGTGGGTTCATCAGATTAGCAAGATATGATGAGTCTACTGGTGGTTGGGTAAATGTAAACACTCTTAAACTTCGCAACTATCCACAATTATCATTGAATAAGTATAACGATGACTATGCAGAAATCCAATTCGGAAATACCACTTGGAAGTTCTATCGTGGCAGACCATTTATAATTGTAAACCATAGCCAAGATGATTTAAGGATAATGAACCTTGTTGATAGGGTTTACTGCGAAACAGTAGAAAACCAAAGGGGAATGGGTTTCATAGAAGAACACGATGCAAATTGTAGTGTATTCAATCCACAATTGTCAATTCAACAGTTCAAACAAGAATTGCATATTGGTGAAAACATTCGCTTGGATAACTTTGAGCTTTACGAAGCTGACAGTAACTTGAATATTGGTGATGTTGCTGAAAACTCACAGTTAGGCATATTCAATGTAGATAATGACAATGCTTTACAAATCTACAAGGAAGATACCGATTTGGCATTGAATTTCCCAAGTTATTCTCATTATGTTGAGAGAGTCAATGATACTTTCACATTAAGCATTGATTATTTAGATTGCCCATTTGATGAGATTAAGATCAAGGCAAGGGGATTCGATGAGAAAGGTGCAGTTCCAATAAAAGACAATATCCAGTATGGTATATGGGAACAGACAGTAACAGTTGAAGTTGATACAACTGCAACCGATAGTGTGAGAGCAACATTTACTAACTGCCCAACTGAAGTCAAATATATAGATTTCATAATATACTTTACTGGAGCAACCAGTACAGACATAATAATGAAAGACCTAATGTACTACGATGGAGATGCAATACTTAACCACGATGTAGACACTTCAAGACTCTTTGCAGAGCAAGTAACAATCAACTTCGCAGACACTTACTTTGCAAACATTTACAACGAAAAGGACAGTTGGGGATTGTGCATTGCAAGACCATACCAAGAACCATTTACACTCACTACCTTAAATGCAAGTAGCGAAACAGTATTAATACCTTATATGAAAAAGGCAAATGAATGGGATAAACCATCACAAGTCTTTTTAGAGTATTTAAATGCAAAACAACAAGTAATCGATATTGATTGGGAGAATTAGACAATGGCATTTAGCAGACACATCACAAGAAACTTCAATGCAAACAAAACCCATCGGATCAGATACGATGAAGATGATTTCACTTGCCAAATCTTCCGATATGATAAGACTTTTGAAAAGCATTATACTGTCTATAACAACAACATTAATGAAACAAATGGCAACAAGGTAGTATGGAATGGAATGTGGTGTTATCAAAGCAAAGACAAGAGTCAATTGCATATTAAAGTGTTATACAATGCAAAGGAAACAAGCCCAAATTATAGGTTGGAATTACTGTTTGCAAACACTCATAAAGAAACACCAACCAGTAAGGTAGTGCTAACAATGAAACAAAGTGCTACCATTAAAATCAATGGTGAAACAGTAAAGAACAGTATGCCAATGATTGGAACTGATGTGAATTTCAGTAGAAGTTACCAATACTGCACACTAAATAAAGGAGAGAACATTATAGAATATGTTCTCTCATCAAACACCATTTTCATCGGTCTTGCAGTAAAGAAATATGAGATATGGGAAGCCAAAAGGCACAACAATAAGAATGATAAACTCACTATGATTAAAGCAACAGTTGAACATACAAAGGATTTGCAAATCAACACTATGACTTGTGAGTTTATGTATTATCATTTGCTTGATGAATTGTTAGAGCCGACAGACCCCAATGCAAATCGTAGTGGATTAATCTTTGATTATCGTGATGAAATAAACCTTTATGTGAAAGATGTGAATGGTAATACTCAACAAGTGTTCGGTGGTTACATCAGTACAGTAGAAGTTGATGATGATTTGACAAAGGTTACAATGGAATGTGCAGATAGACTCATCGACCTTGACCGAAGATACTGCTTAAGTGAAATTACTATAAACAATTATGCTACTGATGAAAATGCAAATTATAATAATTATGCAGACTTGAAAAAGAACTACAATAATTATTCAGACCCATTACGATTCTTGTTGAATAATAGTGAAATTTACTTGAACTCTAACTTGAAAATCGGTGATTCATTAGTAGACAGAACTGGTAGGAAATTAGCTACTTACAAGAATGATGGTTACACTAAATTGACAAAGAGCAATATGGGGGTTACTGTAAATAAGACTAACATTGCTATTCGTAATGGTGCAGATACCTTGAAACCACAGAGTCTTGTTATCTATGATGATAGTGTTAATAATGATACTGTATTGTTGAACACTTATCCGAACCTTTATTTCAACTATGGATTAGGTGTTGAGAAATGGGAAGAAAAGGTTGAAGAAACAAAGACTGTTACTGTTCAAGGCAGTACACAAGCCAAATCAACTTGGGTAAAAAGAGCGAACGAAATCACAAGTGCTACTGGAAATAGTGCAATAAAACCTATTTGGCAATACTGCTACTCAAAAATCAAATATGTATATCGTAAAGATTTCTATCAAAGTGCCGAAAAGACTTGGAGCAGTAAAAAGGGCAATTGTTGTTGCCAAACAGAAGTCTTATTGAATCTGCTTAATGCTAAAGGTGTATCTGATTTGCATTACTGCCATTCACATAACAGTAAGGGTGGACATATCTTCGCCAAAGTCAATGGCAAATACCTTGACCCAACAACACGAAATGGATATGGCAACTACATCAGAACATATGGCTCACCAGTAAAGATAACTGATTTCCCAAACAAACCATTCTAAAAAGGAGATGAATATAATGGTTACAAAGAAAACATTCTATATTGTATCAGACAATATTCAAACAAAAGCAAAGGATAAAGCAAGGATACAAGCCATCGCAAAAGCATTTACAAGCATTGGGCATAAAGCAGTTGTCGGAGCAGTAGGCAGTAATATGCACACCAAACCTAAAAGTTATGGTTGCACAAAGAAGAACGATGTGTGGGTCTGTGTCTTTGGGGGGGCTTGTGCTGGTACTATTGCCGATTTAACTGGTTATACTGGCTTTGGGGATTGGTTCAAGAACGACCAGTTGAAGAAAGCCAGTTTAATGTTCATATTCTTGAGTAGACCCGAAGGTAGGGCTTCAGACATCGCTTCTATCAAAAAACTGGGCATAGCACACGATGACAATTTCAGTAGGAAAGTTAAAAACTTTACTGGTATCAAAAATCCATCAAATTACTTGAAAAATCACAATGTAACTTGGATAGAAGATGGAACTACAACTGCAATTGTAAACAAGATTAGAAACCAACAATTTAATGGTAGTGGACTGGATCTTGGTGGTAGTAACCAAACTGGTGAAAAGGAAATAACCAATTCTTACACACGAACTTGGGGATTTGATAAGGATAATCCTTTTGAGGCATACTTAAAGATTGATTATACAGTTAATAAGCGAAATGGTACTGTTAAGACTATTTATGTTGATTGGAGTAGCGAAGCCCCAAGTGTAGGTAATAAGTTTGATAATGATTTCGGTATTATTTGGCAGAATAATAAAAAGTATATTCACGAAATAGACTTACTTGATAAAATTAAGACTGCCGAAATGGATTATGCACAAACATCCACGAATAAGTATTACTTGAAGAGAGTAACATTTCTTCGTGATTTCCAAGATGTGCTTGATGACATTGATACTGAAGAAGATGAAAGCAAAGCATATGATAATAAGGATAATTCAAGTTACAAGATGCTACTTTATGACTTGGGAGTCTTTAGTGGTGAAGTTGCAAAGATGGAATCGCTTGGTGTAAGTGGTAAAACAATCCTTGATGGTATGAAAACTATCTTGGAGAAAAGTGGCTACGATTTTAGCATAAAATATAATAAATGGAGAAATGGTGATTACATCAGCTTTACTGATGGTTCTGATGATGTAAAGGACATTAAGTATACTTTCAATGAGGGATATGATGGTAACATTATTGGCATCAGTAATGTGAAATATGCACCGACAAGTCAATTGGTTAATAGTTCAGTTACAATCTTTAAGAGTAAACTGAAAGAGAATGACCCAACTATGACTTACAATTATGCAAAGAAGAGTAAACTTGGTGAGATTATGAGATTTGGTGAGCAGATGAAAGTTGAGAACTTATCTACTGAAACTGGAAGTAAGGAAGCGAATCAGAAATCATATGATAATTTGATGAAATATTTCCAACCACTCACCACTTTTACAGTTAAATCAGTTGGGTTGCCACCAATTGGTATTAATGATTGGGTTGAAACCAAAACAGTAAACCCACTTTTGACTAATGAATATCAAGTGGCTTCAAGGAAAATCAATATTGATGTTACAGACAGACCGATGATACAGACAGAGTTTGGTCTTGGTGAAATCGATGCACCATTAAAGGTTAAGAATAATCTTGCAGAGCAAAGAAAGAAACTTGTCAGAGAACAGTTAGACTTGAACGAACCAGTAACCTATGATGACAAGTTTGATGATAATTATGTATGGGTGAACTAAAATGTTGAATGTAGACCAATCGCAAAGAAGAGATATAGATACAACTTTAGATGATAGATTGACTCTTGCTATTGATGAAGAGAATATTGCAGATAATCCTTACATTTTTGAGCCGACAAGTTTTGTGGGTAATAATTGGTTTAAGCAAGGTAGTAACATTGTAAAACTGAACCTTGCAGAGCAAGATAGTCTTATCTTCTTATCATCACCACTTGTCAAGTTGGCTCAAAAGGATATTACTAATGTTATAGTTTCATTTGATTATCAAGTTTCTAATGTTAGTGTGAATTACCCTATCTTGAGCAATATTAGTTTGACTTGTATGGAGATGACTAATTATATGTTAGTCGAAAACATCCTAACTACACAAGGACATATAGATGTGGACTGCTCATTATTCAATTTTAGTAGCAATGTTGTAAATACTTCAATAAGTGAGCAAGGATTCAAGGTAGGAATTAACTTCAATGGTAATAAATCAAATGCAACTATAAAATTAAGCAATGTTCAGATACAATTCAAATATCAGAATAAATTATTGACTCAATCAGATAGTGTAATCAACCGACTTGAACCTTATGTTGATTTTTATCGTGATGAAGATGGAGATTTGGTATTGCAGATTGGTGGTGATGCAAGTGGTAAAGGTATGGATCATAGTGGTGGAGATATTGACACTTACTCAAAAACTGAAATTGATAATAAACTTGCTACAAAAGTCAATGTAGAAGTTGGTAAGGGTTTATCTTCAAATGATTATACTTTGACTGAAAAAACTAAACTTGGTACTGTTGAAACTAATGCGAATTATTATGTTCATCCATCATCTCATCAGACTGGTATGATTACAGAATCATCTGCATTAAGCAATTTGGAAACAAGTGAAAATGCTACTCAACACGAAATCAACATTGCGATTGATAGCAAGATTAATAGTGGTGGGGGTAGTGTTGATTGGTCTGATATTCAGAATAAGCCATCTGATTATCCACCATCATCTCATAACCACGATGATAGATATTATACTGAAAGTGAAATAGATACTGCATTAAATAGTAAAGCAGATGTGAATAGTCTTTCAACTGTTGCTACTACTGGTGATTATGATGATTTGATTGATAAGCCATCTATCCCATCTTCTTCATCTGATTTGTCTGATGGTTCTGATTTGGTGAAGAAATCAGCTACAAGTGGACTCTTAAAGAATGATGGTTCGGTGGATACTAACAGTTACTTGACTTCTTCATCTTTAAGCAATTATGTTCAAAAGAGCAGTACAACTGGTTTGCTAAAAAATGATGGAACAGTAGATACTACCCAGTATTTGTCAAGTTTACCAACTCATAATCACGATGACCGATATTATACAGAGTCAGAAGTGGATACTGCTTTGAATGGTAAACAAGCCACATTAGTGAGTGGAACTAACATAAAAACTATTAATAACACTTCATTGCTTGGAAGTGGAAATATTTCAATTCAAGGTGGGGGAAGTGTAACTGTTGATAGTGCATTATCCACTACATCAGAGAACCCAGTACAAAACAAGGTAATTACTGGTGCATTGAATAATAAAGCAGATACAAGTAATCTTTCAACTGTTGCTACAAGTGGTAGTTATAATGATTTAAGCAATAAACCGAATATCCCTACTACAATATCTGATTTAACTAATGATAGTGATTTCATTGAAACAAGCAGTACAACTGGACTTATTAAGAATGATGGGAGCATAGACACAAATACTTACCTTACTCAACATCAAGATGTATCAACTTGGACTTCACAGACAATCGCCACCTATGGAACTCTCTATGTGAATACTGCATTAAGACTCTGTGAGTTTAAGTATTTTAGAACAAATTATAAATTCAATAATACAAGCGAAGTAACTCTTCATAGTGGTGCAATACCAAGTGCTTACAGACCTAAACAAACTATTATTTGTGCAGTATATCAAGTAAGTATTATAGGAGCAGTAACTACTAATGGAGATATACTTTCAACAACAAGTTCAACTGGAACAAAAACAATCAATATGAGTGCCTTTTGGCATTATTGAATGAGAATGGAGCGATAAATATGGTGAAATTCAAAGTAGAAGATGCAAACTTCAACAAGATTTACCCAATCGGTTCTATCTATATGAGCATTAACGAAACCAACCCATCAGAATTGTTTGGTGGTGAATGGGAACAGATAGAAGATACATTCCTTTTGGCTTGTGGAACAAAGCATCAGAATGGGTCTACTGGTGGAAGCGAAGATGCAATAGTGGTAAAACACACTCACACACAAAATCCACATAGTCATATGCCACAAAGTGGAAGAGCATTTGTAACACAAAACAACAAATATACTAATAATATTGCAGAACATACTGTTCCAACTGGAAGTACATATAGAGTAGCAACACTAAACACAAATGATAACTGGTATGGTAGCGAATACACTGAAAACTCTACTGCAACAAACAAAGAAACTGGAGTAAGTGGAACTGGAAAGAATATGCCACCTTATTTGGCAGTATTTGTATGGGTAAGGATAGCATAAAAGGAGATAAAGATACAATGACAATCAGATTTGACAAGGCAGAAATGCAAAAGGCAATGAAACAAGTTAAGACAAGTGTAAAAAGTGGTAAAGGGCAACCAAAAGAACTACGAATGAAAGCAATGAATGGCAAAACCTACACAATGAAACAAAAACAATATTGTGGACTATTCGATAATCAAGCAAAATTCTTCATTCACAATTCAAGACTCCCAAATTATTGCACATACTTATATGACTCCAATACTGGCTTTGTAGGGCAAGAGCAACCCAATGGGTGGACTTGTGGCTCAACAAGTCTTGCAAATGCAAGTACACAAATTTTAACCTACAAAACAGAACTCCAATGCCGAAAGGCTTGTGGAACAACCAAGAATGGTACAACACCATCTAACCTAATCAAAGGTGCAGAAAAACTTGGAATGAAAGTAGAAAAGATAAATCGTACATATAATGCAGTAAAAAGTGCAATAAGCAAAGGATATGGAGTAATAGCCCATATAGAAACTGGTGGTGCTACCAAACCTACTTGCCTTTCATATTCCCAAAATTATGGGCATTGGATTTCAATCTACAATGTAACTGGAGATTACAAGTTTAAAGTCTATGATCCAAGTAGGGGTTACAAGACTTGCAATGCAAATCAAATAATAAAAGCAACAAATGGCAGACAAATCTATTTCTACCAAGTCAAACCATTATAAAGGTTTGGCTTATTCTTTTTTTAAATCATAAGTAATACTTTTTCAAATATTCGTAATAACATCACCTTTATATACTACAAAATATAATAAATAGTATTATCAAGTTACTCTTTTTAAACGAATATATCGTAGTAGATATTATTACAATCCCACGATATATTGTAGCACCTTAAAAGAGTAACCTATTAAGGTGATATATATGGTAGAAAACAGTAAGAAATTCCAACAGTTTATAGAGGAGAGAAACCTCTCCCAAGCAACCATTAAACAGTACAAAGCCACTTTAAGACAATACTGTGAATTTAATGGTATGACATTAGACCAATTGCTTGAAGAAGCCGATTCTGAAGAAGAGCAAGGAGTCCGAATGAAGAAAAGGACTCTGAAAAAAAGACTTGTAAACTTCAGAACTACAATAATTGAAACCGACTCAAAGAATACAATTGTAAATAAAGTCAATCAAGTAAAGACTTTTTACAGACACTTTGAGATAGAACTCCCAACATTACCATACTTGTCTGAAAAGAACATTAGGAAAGAATCTCCAATCGCTTATGAGGACATTCCCACCAAGACTATAATTCGTGAGGCATTAGATTTCAGTAGTCTAATGATGAGAGCATTTATCCTACTCCAATGCAGTAGTGGGATGGGTAAAGCTGAAGTCTTAAGTCTAACTGTAGGACAATTCCTTGAGGCAACTGGCAAGTATGATCCAAACAAATCTATCCACGAAATGTTGATAAGCATTTACTCATCAGAGGAAATGATAATCCCTACCTTTAGAATGAAAAGGCAAAAGGTGAATGAGTTTTATTATACCTTTTGTACTGCCGAAGCAGTTCACGAAATAGTGAAAATGCTCTTGAATGAGAATAGAGATATAAACTGCGAAAGCAAACTTTTCAAGGTAAGCCCAAACTATGTGAACACATTGATGGGTAGAATAAACGATGTGCTTGGACTGGGCAGAGTAAACAATTATAATCGGTTTCGCTCACATATGTTGAGAAAGTTTAATGCTACTCAACTATGCAATGGCGAAAATGCCTTATCCGAAGAAGAGATAGATTTCATTCAAGGAAGATCAAGAGGAAAGATAAGGGAAACATATCTCAAGAAGAACCCAGTAGAATTGAAACATAAGTACATAAATGCAATGAACAATGTACTTATAAACCACGAAAGTTCAGTAATTAATCAACAACGAAGAGAATTTGAAAGGAACGAACAAAAAATCGACAAGTTGTTGGAATTAGTTCAAGTATTTGATGTGAATGTTGAAGAATTATAACATCAACATTCTCTTCTCTTTTTTTAATGTTCAATATAACAATCGTTATAATTTTAGTTTTCAAATGCTCTCTAATACTTTTTTTAAATACTCATAAAAACAGAATAAAAAAAAGGTGAGATGCAACTGCCATTGCAACCCACCAAGAATATGCAATACAAAAAATAGTATTTCGCAAGGAGAGGTGAAATAATATAATCCGATTGCACTTATAATAATATATTATTTTTTATTAATAAGTCTTTGCTCATTATTATAAACCTTGATACCATACTCAAGGAAACCGATGACAATATCACTAACAGTTGTATCTTCATAAACAGCTATCAATTTCAACTTCTTCTTCAAATCATTATTGATCCTCACATTCAACATTGATATTTCCTTACTCATAATTTAATCACCATATACTATTTTATTTATTGTTGCTTTTAATGATTTCCATATTAAACAAATAGAAAATTGTATTATATACTACAATATATATTGTATTACTATAAAGCATTATACAAACATTTATATATAACTTCATAGAAAGTATTATCAACGAAGATTGAAACTGGTACTGCCATACCATACAATCTTTCGCAAGGTAGAGGTGAAATTTTATGAAAGTTGATAAAACTATTTCTAACAAATTCGTGAGAGTTGATATGACTCCACAAGAGTACGATGCCTTTGTACAGATTTTAAAACTTCAAAGAAAGGATTACAAAGGTGGTAAATAATGCAACCTAAAACATTGTATCCACAAAAGGATAACAAGGTGAAAGTTCGCACAAGAGATTTCAAGATAGTTGCTTGTGTATCACTTGTATGGTGCATATCATTTTTATTTTTAGTAACAATTTTTACAATCTAATGTCAATTAGATTTCCTCCATAATTAATCAAATCAGAGCGATAACTGGTGATGTCGGTGGGTTCGATTCCCACCATCGCTCATTGGATCAATGATGACCTTAACCATTTTCATCATTGATTCTTATATTAAAGGTGTTATTAGTGGGAGATAATAGAGAATGGTTGCCATTGATGGTTTCGGCAAGTTGGCTTTTACATTTTTTTCCAACTGCAAGTTTCGACACTTGCCAATGGCTTTCAGTTGCAATCTTTAGATAATTAATGTGATTATGACATATAGATTAACTTTCGATTTGATTATTGCAACTGAATGACTGGTCATTTTGACTGGAAAAATGGTAGTGGTGGAGAACACCATTATGCTACCATATTTTTAGCATATAGAAAAACTAAAGAGATAATTTAATTTCTATAATGAATACTCATTGGATAGTTAGTATGTAGTATTCAAAAATGAGAATTATTAAAAATAATGCAGAAATCAATTTAATAAAACTTATTAATTTATTATCAATCTAACTATCCACCAACCTATTTGGTTGGATAGTGGTAGCAGTAACTCTAAAGGATTAAACACGAATCTTTGTTCATATTGTTAAATCACCCCAAAAACTCATATAAAATCAATTATCCCCTTTTAAAATTTTTAAAGGAGTTACTGCTACCACTACCCAACTGAAATTGTAGTGGCACTTCATAATTTAGACCTCTCGTGCTTGGTCAAGACAGTTGATCCAGTAGGTGCAACTCCTACCCAAGCACTTTAAGGATGGGTTTTGCTTATTTTCCCCATCCTTGAACAGTTTTGTTCTAAATCTATTCATAATATCAACCTTGTAAGCAAAGACTGGTGTCTTGGATTTGGGTTCGATTCCCAACTTGCTTATCCATCATAGGTTAAATTAGTCTTGCCTATGATTACAATAATACATTTATTCAAGAGGTGAAAAAATGGTAGAATTAATCAAAGAAGAGTTATCTTTTGAAGATGACAAAGTAACTCAAGACACATTCTTGAGCAGTATAAAATCTTGGTACAATGATACTGGGATACATTGTGGAATAGAAAAAGTCTATGTCAGCGAAAAAGAGGGTCAATTCGGAAAGTATACTCTCTTCACTCTTAAATGCTCAATCCTTGATGATATGGAAAAGTGCAGAGCAAGAGTGTTAGATGACAATGGCAAAGTTGTAATGGAAGAGGATAATATGGGAAATGAGGTTGAAAAGATTGAAATAATCTCTGATCCTCAAGAAGTTACATTTTTCTTATTTGTAAACCACGATAAAGAAGAGGACAATGTCCTTGTTTGTGGTAGGAATAGTGGATTAGGTGAGTTCATCAGACCTTGTTTCGTTTCAAGTGGTTTAATACCATCAGATCATCAAGGTGGTGTTAAGTTTACTGAAGAGGAACTTATAGATGCTCTTGATGGCTACGAATGTTTTATCAAATATGGTAAGAACGAAAGAGCTAAAAAACCTCATCCAGTTGCAGTAAATCTCTAATGAGGTTTACTGCTTTTTTTTTAAAGGAGTAATAAGATGTTTAAATTGGAATTAGAGCAATCTGATGTATTGCCTACTGAATGGGGAATTGCAAGAGTTAGGGATGATGGATATTATTACATAAGTTCCAGTAAAGGAGATTACAATAATAAATTATTACATCGTTTAATCTTTGAAAAGAATTATGGTAAAATTCCTAACCAATGTCATATTCACCATAAAGATAAAAATCCATCTAATAATTGCATAATGAATCTCCAATTATTAACACATTCTGAACATACTACAATAACTCATTTAGGTAGAAAAAACAAAGAAGAAACTCTTTTGAAAATGAGTAATGCTAAAAATAAAACTGGATACTTTCGTGTTAGCCAACATAGAAACAACCAATTGAAACAAGGTTTTAATTGGAGATACAGTTGGTATGAAAATGGTAAGAAAAAAGACATTTGTAAAGTAAATTTGAAAGATTTAGAAAAAGAAGTTAAGAATCGTGGATTGGAATGGAAAGTGATTGAAAATGATTAAAATAACTGAACATTTATCTCTTGACATAGTTCCGATTTCTTCTAAAAAGTATAATATTATTGCTCATCGTGGTAAAAGAAAGGATATTCTTTTTTCAAGTGATAAGCAAGTAACTTCATTCTCAAAATCTAATAGTGGTCGAAAAGTGATTACTTACCTTGAAAAGAAAATCCGACACGATGACATCTTGGAACTTATGCGACAAGATGAGTCAAGTCTTGGAATGTCATCTGATGAGTATAAGGTTGAGTATATTGAAAGGATATTGTCTGACCTTGAAACTCTTCGTAGCAATGTTTGTGGTAATTTTCAAGAAGCCAAACAGATGGCTAACGATGAGCAACTGGAAATTGATGAGATAAAACAGCTAATCCAAATGGGCAGAAAATACCCACCATTATACCAACAATTCAGCAAAAGATGTAGTGAATTAGGTTTTACACCATTAGAGTTCATTACAAAAATAACTGATGGATTAGGTATAGGATTAGGCATTGAAGTTCTTCGTGCTTTCTTCGGTTTCTTACAGACTTATATGGGTTACAAGGGAACTAATGTAATCGCAGTTGGTTCTCAAGCAAGTGGTAAAAGTTTCATTATTGAGTCTGCACTTCGTTTCATACCACAAGAAAGAGTTCATTATGGTGTTAAGTCTGTGGCTTACTTTTTCAGAAAATATAATCATATGGACTTGACTGGGCATATCTTTATGATTGGTGATCTTGGTGGTGAAAAGGACAATGAGGAAACTATTAGAATGAGAGATTTACTCAAACAATTATCCACCGATGGCTACATTGAAAGAGGTGTAGTGGATAACAGTAACGAAAATGTTACTGAAGAGCAATGGGTTAAGGGTTATCCTTGTCTTGCTTACACTACTGCTAATGAGAAGATAATTAATGAGCAAGAGAAGAGTCGGTCAATAATCATTACTCCACCTTTTGTTGATCCAGTAGACATTATGACTTTCAAAGCTATTATGGAGAATCAAGGTTCTTATGCTGATGAGATTGAGCAAGTTAATCGTGATGTGGAAAGTGTTCAAGGACTGGTGCATTTCCTTGCAAGTGAAAAGACTGGTGTAGACATCTTCAATATATATCTTTATGATATTGTTGAGTACATTGGAACTATTGATGATTTTAATAGGAAAGTTGATGAATTTAATAGCATTTTGAAGTTGAGTTGCACTTTAAATAAGGGAAAATGTGTTTATCATCGTGAGTACGATGGTGAGGAATATCCTTTATTGTTAGCAAGTAAGCAAGATGTAAGGACTGCATTAACCATTTTTGATAGTAACAATAATTTACTGCCTAACGAGGTTCGTTTGATTAATGGTATTTTCAAGGAATTTGATGTCTATAATGTGGGCAATAGCAAGTCTACTGCCAATTATGAGGAAACTGTCAAGTTCAATGTTGGTACATTAGAGGGTAGTAAAGATGTTGATTGGCTTTCAGAGAATACAGATGAACATCAATACTTTTTCACTACAAGATACTTGAAAAGTGAATATGGTAACCGAAGATGGTACTCTACCAATCGTAATGACATAGAACAGAAGATTAGGAAGTTATATGACAATAACTATCTAATCTGCATAGGTGAAGATAACAAAGCACCAGTATATGCAATCAATGGGCATCTCTACGATGGTAGCAAAGTCAATAGGATAGAACCAAACTTTTCAAGAGATAATCTTGAAAAAGGCAAAGACTTACTCTTGAAAAACTATCGTGGAATAGAAGATGAACTCCAAGATTTCATAGAAGAAAACAGACACATTACCAAAAAAAGTGAACTGTTTTTTGAAACATTGATGAAATCCAAATCTATTTACAATTTAGGGTGGTTAGATTGATAACTTTAGAAATAGAACCATTAACAACTCTTAATACCAAATGGGGAGTTGCTACACTTAATGATAAGAATTACTTTAGGATTAGCGATAGGAAAAGCGAATATTATGGCAAGTATTTGCATAGGTTAATCTTTGAAGATTTTTATGGTGCAATCCCAAACGATTGTATAATCCATCATAAAGATAAAAATTCTTTGAATAATTGTTTAATAAATCTCCAAATTAAGAATAGAAAAAACCATATGAGTTTGCATATGTTCAATAATGATAATTGGTTAGGTAAAGAACATTCTGATGAAACTAAAATTAGGATTAGTAATTCTCAATCTACTACTGGTTATTTTCGTGTTCACAAACATAAAGATGAAACTTGCAAACAAGGTTTTATTTGGAGATACAGTTGGTATGAAAATGGTAAATCCCATATGATTACAAGAGTCAATATCGATGATTTAGAAATGGAAGTTAAAAATCGTGGATTACAATGGTTAAGATTAGATCAAGAAAATGTGTGATAATATGGGTTTGGAAGTTATTGATTTCAATGAAAGGATAGTGTGGGAAACTGCGAAGATAATGATTGAGGAAGAGGGCAACCCAGTAAGTGTGAAACTCTTGGATAGAGAGTATAAATACATCTACACTTACATTAAGAAAAATGCTCCAGTTGAAGCGATTAAGGTTTTTCAAAGATTCCCTAAATTAGATGTTGAAAGTATATTGTATGATTTAAGAGAAATGTATCTTATTTATTTCGTTAGAGGAGAGGTGAAATAATATGTTTGAAGTTAGTGATGAGCAAGGGAATAGGTTCTTTGTTGAGTCAAAGGAACTTGCTTGTAAGATTGTGAATGATAGGAGTAATCCTTTCATTAATATTGTTGAATTAGATGATAGGATACAAGTCAGTAAAAGACATATTGTTAAATCCTATGAACATTTTTTAGAATACTTTTATTAGGTGATGCTGATTGAAAATGATTTCAGTAAGAAATGTAATGAATTAAAGAAAGTGATTATTGCAAGTTATGACTGGGATGGGAGTAAACCTTTCGATGAGCGATTGGAAGAGAACCTATCCAAGAATCCAAGTTTGAAGAGGTTTTATGATGAGAACTTTAGGAATATTTGAGCCGAAACAACATTACCTTACTACTGTTTATCGTAATCGTAATCGTAATGCAAGAAGAGTTAGGATAAAATCTGTGGATCAGCTTGAAAGGTTAGTTGAAAATCAACCAGTTAATTCTGATTTGTATATTACCAAGTATGGTAAGGATGGTGTTGTTTGGAATATCATATTGGACTTTGATAGTGAAGCTGATAAGGAGTTGGCTTGGAATGACTGCTTGACTATCAGTAAGTTCCTTGAAAGAAAAGGGATTGACTGTGTCATCGTAGACTCAACTAATAAGGGTTATCATTTGTATGTGCAGATTCCACCTACTAATTTCAAAGTCTTTTTCGATGAACCTATTGAAGAGCCAAGTCTTTTCTTCAAGTATTATGTTATTGAATTATTGAATTTAGACTCATTTAAATTGAAGAGTCTTGATGAAGTTAATTTTAATGCAAGTCTTGATGGCAATATTCGTGTCATAGGTTCTACTCATCCTAAAACTAATCAAGTGGTCTATATCAAGCAAGGTAAATTCCACGATATAAACGAAAACTTGGATTACTATGAAGAGGCAATGCACTATCACAATAAGATGATCCGAAGTGCCTTTAGAAAATACAAAGAGGCACTTGAAGAGATTGAAACCAAAAGGTTGCAGTATGCAGACCGATTGAAAACAGAAGATGATTTGCTTTCATTAGATTTGAGAGATGTATTCAGAAACATTTTCCCATTGCACAAAGTAAGAAGCTATGGAGATACAGTATGGTGTTGTTGCCCATTCCACGAAACTGCAACAAGCAACCCAAGTTTCTGCATAACCCCAACACATTACTTTTGTGCCAGTTGTGGTGAAAAAGGGAACATCTTCACATTAATCAAGAAAGGACTGGTAGAGCAACCGAAACAAGAATATTGGATAACACAAGGAGCAAAACAATGGCTACATTAACAAACAAGGAATTTTTAAACATCTTGCACAAATGTTGCAAAGATGGGAAAATAGATGATGAACGAATGAATGAAATATTGGGAGCATATTTCCCATACAACCTAACCTTTGGTGATAAAAGATGAGATACTGTAACATTTGCAATGGTGAATTGCACGAAATCAACGAATATGGTGATGAAGAGTGCCAAAAATGTGGCACTATCTTCAGATTAAAACCAATGGAGAGAGAAGATGAATCCGATAAATGAAGTGGCAAGGATAGTTCGTTCTAATATTGAGAATATTGACAAGATCCTTGCAACCGAACACCTTGACTATAAAAAAGGTGAAGAGTTAAGGAAAAAGAGAGATGAATATTCAGCTTACTTAAAAACATTGATACCACAATTGCAAGGAGTTGAAAAATAATGGAAGAAATTATGAAAGACTTATCTGACATTCTTATTTCAAACATCATTGGCAATCTTGTTAAAGAGGATAAACTTGATGATTTCATTGGGTTTGCAAGAGAGAAAGCCAAAGAAGATGGGATGGATACTGAAGAGTTGATGAGTTTCTTTGATGAACTTGAAGAGAAGTTTTGTGATAATATTGACTGGGATAAACTCTTCAGTATTGTTGGTGAAACTACTAACAATCGTAAGGTTATGGGTTTCAGACAAGACAAGTGCATCATCGTAGAGAACAGAACACTATCCAACGATGAAGTTGAAAAGTATATGGAAACTGAAACTGCACCAATCAATTTGGATAAACTCAACAAAGCATTAGAACCAATCAATATCAAATTAGAGTTCATTGAAGCAATAGACAACCCATTTCCTTTAGATGGTTTCCAAAACTTCGTAAGGTTCAAGGTGGTGGAACTTGACTGACTTGAAAATCTATATGGACTCAAGAGAACACAAAGAACGAAGAAAGTATGCAGAAAGGAGATTCATCGCTTGGGGCTATGACTATGAAGAAACCCAACTCAAATATGGAGATTATGTCTGTGGGAATACTGTAATAGAGTTCAAAACCACTATTGACTTCATACAATCAATCTATGATGGCAGATTGAAAAAGGAAACCATAGACCAAGCGAATAATTTTCCTTATCATTTTGTTTTCGTGGTTGGATCAATCGATGTTGCTTGTTATGAGTGGAAAAGGTATACCAAGAGGCAGTTCCATAAGACTCATTTCTTTAGTGCAATGGCAAGTCTTTTGACTTATACGAATGTTGTTACTTTCAAGGATGATAAAGAGGCTTTTCAATGTATGAAGTTTGTATTTGAGAAGTGCAATGATACGAATAGGAGAGTTGTCAGACCAGTAGAGAAACTGTCAAGGAATCCTTGTTATAATTTCTTGGTTTCAATACCAAGAATTAGTCAGAAAAGAGCAGAGAACATTGTAGCATTGCATAACTTGAAAAATCTTCGTGATTTGTTGAAACTTGACAAGAAAAAACTGTTAGCAGTTGATGGTATCGGTGAATCATTAGCCGATGAGGTTTTAAGAGCATTAGGAAAAAAGGTGGAATAATGATTAAATTAATTAATGGCGACTGCTTGGAGGTTATGCAAGACCTTATCAAAAAAGATGTCAAAGTTGATTTGGTTTTAACAGACCCTCCTTACAATATAACCCAATGCAAATGGGATATAATGGTACATTTAGATGAGATGTGGGATTGCTTAAACCAACTCAAAAAAGAAACTGCACCAGTAATCCTATTTGGTAACGAACCTTACAGTAGCAAAGTACGATTAAGCAACATTAAGAATTATAAATATGATTTTATATGGGATAAGGTAGTTAGAAGTGGGCATTTAAATGCAAAGAAACAACCTATGCGACAATATGAGAATATTATGGTTTTTTATGATAAACAATGCACTTATAATCCTATAATGTGGGAGGGTAAGGAAGAGAATCATAATCGGACATCTACTAATACTAATCCTAATGTGTATAATGATTATAAAGCAGTTCCAGTTAAATTTACTAAAATGAAATATCCTACAAACATTGTAAAGTTCAATGCAAAGGCAAAAGAGTGTAATGGGCAGAATAGGGTTCATCCTACTCAAAAGCCAGTTGATTTATTGAAATATCTTATTAAGACTTATTCTAATGATGGCGATATTGTTTTGGATTTCACTATGGGGAGTGGGTCTACTGGTGTTGCTTGTCAAGAGTTAAAAAGGGATTTTATAGGTATAGAATTAGATGAAAATTATTATAACATTGCAAAGCAGAGAATAAACGAAGTAAATGAACAGAAGAGATTAGTTTAGGTGGAATAAATGGATAAGTATTTTGAGATTAGGGAACAGTTACAAACCTTGCAGAATGAATTGGGTTTGAAACTGGAAGCCATACTTGAAAAATATGGCTACGATAGGAGTCTTGCTTGGTTCAATTTCAACCAAGATAGATTTATCATAATTTGGACTGTTGATTTTTTACCAATGGAATTGTTAAGGGCATTTGAAGAGGAGTTTGGAGAGATAAAAGAAATCCACACCACTACAATGTCAAATAACTTTAACATTTGGTTTAAAAAGGATGGTGAATAATTGAGTATTTTAAGCGATAAAGGACTAATGGAACTTCAGAAAGAACATTCTGATTTCATACAACCTTTCAATTCATTATATTTGCAACCAAGCAGTATTGATTTGCATTTTCGTTTGAATAAAGGAGTTATAGTTCCACCATTAGCAGATGAAACTGATGTAGTGGAAAACTTTAATCGTGTGGTGATTCCACCGAACGAATTAGTGTTAATCAGTACATTAGAAAAGGTGCATATACCAAATGGTTATGTCGGAAGAGTAGAGGGAGTTTCAAGTCTTGCAAGGATAGGATTACTGGTGCATATCACAAGTGGTTTCATAGATCCAAACTTCAAAGGACACATCACACTTGAAATAGTGAACTTGAACAAATACCCAATCGTACTGGAAGATGGTTGCAGAATATGTCAGCTTGTAGTGGAAAAATTGGAATCTCCAAATGATAGGGAGTACAGCTATTCAAGTAACCATTACCAAGACCAAGACAAGACAACTGCATCCAAGTATGAAAAAGACTTTAGAGCAAGTCATTACATCATAAGAACTGAAAAGATGTGATATTAATGCCCTATGAAGAAAGAGCCAAAGGAGTCTTGAAATGCTACATAATGATGAATAAGGGAAAATGGTTTACTGCAAAGGAACTGTCCGAATTTATACAATCACATAAAGACTTCAGACTTGGCAAATATGGTAAAGGATTATCACCAGTTCGTGTAAGCAACTTGCTCCGAAAACACTATTTCAAAGAACTTGAAGTCAAAAGAGATAATGCAAACAAAAAATATTATCGGTATAATAGGTGAAAATGATGATGGTAGAGCCAACAATAAACTGGACTAACTTTCTAAAAGACTTGGATCAAGGAATGAGTGCCTATAATCTTCAAGCAAAATACACACTTACTCCAAGACAGTATAGGTGGATTATGCGAAAAGTGATAAGGAAAAATGGTTTTTCAAGGAAAGCAACTGGACTTCCAAGAAAAAAGGCACATAGAGATTTCAATGATACTTACATTAGCATATTGAAAGGCAGAAAAGGGTTCATCATAAGGAAAAACAATGTTTATTTTGGCAATTATGAAACCCTTGAAATCGCAAGGAAAGTAAAAAGGAAACTAATTGAAGCCAACTGGGATAAAAACCAGTTAAACAACATCAGAAAAGAATTAGGATTAAAACCAATGAGGAATCACAATGAACGATGAGATAAGAACATTAAACGATGAGATTGAAGAGTTAGAAACTGATTACTGGAATAGCAAGTATGATTACGAAATGCAAAGAGCAAACCTTTTACTTGGAACTGACTTCGGTGCAGTAATCGGCAAAGCAAAACCAACAGTAGCTGAAAAGGATGCTTATATTGAGCAGACTATTGGTGAATTAAGATTGCAATATCGTGAGTTAAGAACCACTTTGGAATCCAAAAAAAGACTGTTCCAAATAATGCTTAAGGAAATCGGTGATAATGAATGAATCCAATCTTTTATTTCATTGCCTTTTTCATCTTCCTATTATGTCAAGTTGCAATGATCTTTGTTGGTATGTTTGTAGCTGACTTGACTGGTGCTACTGGGCATTATTATTGGAGCATAGTCATCGTGATGTTCCTATTATTCAATGAGTTATGCTTTGGCAATTATGATTTTGAACTTGGTTTCAATGAAGATGAAACTGATGATGAGTACGATTGGATGGAAGATGATGAATAATGAAATTATCGTACAAGGAAATCCAATGTTTAAGGTCGAAGTATACGAATGGTGAAGTGTTGCATTTAAATAAAGCAAGTATAGTGAAAAAATGCCATTATTGTGGCAATTACTATACACCAACTCACCATAGACAAGTATACTGTTGCAAAGACTGTAGTGCCAAAGCATTGCAAGACCAAAAAAACGAATGGAAAAGAACCAAATGGATAAAACCAAAAGAAAATGGAACTGGATACATAACAGAAAAACGAAAAGAAAACTTTGATGATGAATTAAGACAAATCAGAGGCGAACTACGAAGATTAGGAATAAACAAAAGGAAAAGGTGAAACAATTGCAGAATGAATATGCTCTGAAATCAAAAGAGGTAGTGAACATCATAGCTGTTGGTGATTTTCATATTGGCTCAAAGCAGTTCAATAAGGATTTTTTCAAGCAGATGTTGAAACAGATTAGGGATTTGCCAAGAAGAAGAATTTACTTGATGGGAGATTGCATAGAAGTCGCTACAAAAAGTGTTGGTGATAGTGCTTTTCAGACTGAATGTACTGTTGATGAGCAAAGAGAATACTTTATCAATAATATTAAGCCATTCAAGGATGATATTGTAGGTTATTGTATGGGTAACCACGAATATCGTTTGAATAAGGAGTATGGTTATAACATTGTCAAGGATATGTGCAGAGAGTTAAACATTCCATACTTTAATCAAAACATTGACACTTTCAAAATCAATGATTTCGACTTCTCTGTCTTCACAAGACACGGAAAAGGCAGTTCTCAACGAAAGCACTTGGCAATGGGTAAATTAGAGAAATCCACCCAAGATATAATCTCTGATGTCTATTTGGAGGGTCATAATCATCGTTTGGCTTGGTGGCACGAACTCAAAAGATACCCAAATGGTTACAAAAGAGTCTACTATGGTTATACTGGGCATTTCTTGGGTTATGAGGGATATGCAGATCAACAATATCTTCAGCTTGAACCACCATCTTGGCAATTGATAACAGTAAACCAAAACAGACTGGTGAAATGCCACCAATACTTTGCAGAGATTGATTGAAATGAAAATTGGATTGTATAATCTTGAACCGAAGATTGTGAATACTGCAATGATGCAAGTGGCTACTTATGAGAGAGAGAGGGGTAATGAAATAGAAATGTACTCTCCATTGTATCATAATAGTTATGATAAGATTTATGCTTTCTCCTTATTTGATTTTACAGACAAGGGTTATGTAACTTCAGATATGATTACTGGTGGTACTGGCTTTGACATAACTTCAAAGTTGCCAAGAGAGATTGAAGATTGTGATTATGGTTGGAGTCTTTATCCTAATTGTGATTTCAGTATTATTTGGTTCAGTAGGGGTTGTATCAGAAACTGCCCATTCTGTGTTGTAAGACAAAAAGAGGGATATATACATTCTGTTGAGCCGAAGAACCTTAATCCTAATGGGAAATGGATTCAAGTGCAAGACAATAACTTCTTTGCTAATCCTAACTGGCAAAGTGCAGTAGACCAGTTATTGGAGTGGAATCAGAAAGTGGACTTGCAAGGCATCGATATTCGCTTATTTGATGATGAGCAAGGTGTAGCATTGCAAGAACTCAAACACCAAAAAGCGATAAAGATTGCTTGGGATAATCCAAAAGACAATTTGGATGATAAGATTGAGCATTTGTTGGAATACATAAAACCTTACAAGTTGATGTGTTATGTGTTAGTGGGTTACTGGAGTACAGAAGAAGAAGACTTGCAAAGGATAATGCACCTATGGGATGATTACAAGATCCACCCATTCGTAATGCCTTATGATAAATTCGATAGATACCAAAAGGACATTGCAAGATGGTGTAACAACAAGATTATATTTAAGACAAGAAGTTGGGAAGAATATAAAAATGGAAATAGGAGTTAAAGATGAGGAAACAAACAGAGAACCCAAAAGATATGATATTTATGTATGGGGGCAGAGGTGTAGCCAAAGAGCAAAGAGAAACCTATGATTATTATGCTACCGATCCATTAGCAGTAGATTATCTTTTAAAATATGAAACTTTTGATGATAATATATGGGAATGTGCTTGTGGAGAGGGTAACATTAGCAAACGATTAGAAAATTATGGTTATAATGTTAAAAGCACCGATTTGATATATAGGGGTTTTGGGGAAATAGAACCAGTAAATTTTTTAATGGAAACGAATAAATTTGATGGAGATATTATTACTAATCCTCCTTATTCTCTTGCTTTGGAATTTGTACAAAAAGCATTATCTTTGTCTAAAAGGAAAGTGGCAATGTTTTTAAAACTTCAGTTTATTGAAACAAAAAGGAGATACATTAATCTTTTTAGTAAATTTCCCCCATCAGTAATTTATGTTTTTGTTAAAAGGATTAAATGTTATAAAAATAATGAAAAAACTACTTATGGTGGTGCTATTTGTTATTGTTGGTTTGTTTGGGATAAGGAGTATACTGGTGAAACAAGAGTGAGATGGATTGATAATTTATGACTAATTTAGTTGCTATGCACTTTGTTGTTAAGTGTTATGTTCACGATGAAAATGCAAAGGAGTTAGATAAGGAACTTGCTTTGTGGTTGCAAGAATCGTGGTTTAATGGTGAAGATGTGTTGGAAGTTGAATTTGAAGATTATGATATTGTTAATTGAGAATTTTTTGGTGAGCGATTTTCGATTGTTCGTAGGAGATGAAACAGTATGAGTGAATTTTTATTGTTATGTAATTTTTTCGTGGGATTAATTATTCTTATAATTGAACTTGCTATCATTAGCGATTTGCAAGATATGAGAGCAGATTTATATTATTATAGTGAGCAGAAAAGTGATTTTGATGAATGAGAATGAAAGGATTGTGAAGTTGCCACCAAGATGTACTTTTTGTGAGCATTTTCGTTATAAGAAAGGTAGCGATAAGTTGTATCGTTGTAAGCATAATTGTGAGTGCAGTAATGATATTTTTGAACTGTTTGAGAATTGCCATAGACTTGATTGGCAGTATGGTGTTATAGATGTTAGTGAGCGAAGTGATTGAATGGTTAGAAAAGATTAAAGCTGAAAATGGCAATGTAAATGTATGTGTATACAACACTTGCCATAAGATGCCTTGTGAATCTTTTCTCTTCACGATGAAAGAAGATGAGTCTTACATACCTTTCTGCGAAGATAGAGTATGTGTTGGTGATTTTTTAATGATAGAGTAGGTGATTATATATGGGAGAATATGTTAGTGCAGATACTTGGGAAGAGATGTATCATTTGATTGTTGAGAAGATGCCGAAGAATTGTATCACTTGTAAGTGGGGTAATCGTGGTAAGATTGATGAGAAAGCAAGTAAGTTTATTTTTTGTACTCATCCGAGTGTTGTTGCGATGGTAGACCTTAATTTTATGCAAGGTTGTGCAAGATTTGAAGATGTGGATCAAGGAGAGTGATTATCGACTACATTAAAAATTTGTTAATTGGGATTTTCATCGTGGTTGTGCTGTTAAGCTTTTGTATGGCATTGGATAGTGCAGATGAGATTAGCAATTTGAATGAATCTTCCTTGCCACATAACATACCAAAAGGCACTATTGTTATGAATAATAGTAGCATTGTTGCAGTAAATGAAAGTGCAAGTGTTATCGTGGTGAAACATAATGATGTGATACATAGGGTCAAACCGAAATATCATACTATCACTATAACTGGTAAACCAAGTTGTAGCCGATGTGCAAGAAATCATTGCAGTTACACTTGGCGAACAAGGACTTATATGAATTACTGCCCACATTGTCATCGTTACAATGTTTTAGGCAATAAGCATAAATGGGCAAGTAGGCACGAAAAGGAGATTACTTGTTTCCATTGTGATTCAGATTTTTGTATCAATTGTGGGAAAACCAAATACAGTTGGAGCAAAGTCTATTTAAGGAGAGCATAGAATTGAATAAGGAATGTTACAAGTGTGGAATGGTTAAAATCATTCCACCTAATCATTTGGAATGTCTTGTTGATGAGCATTGTGTTAGGATTTTTGATTTGGATGTGGAGTCTGCGATGGATAAATTGTATGATGGTTGTAGTAAAACAAGATTGGTTCGACTTGATGTATTAGGTGGTGATTATTAAATGAGTGAGAAACGATTTAAACTTATTAAACCTTTAGGTACACGATTAGGTCTTAAAGATATTTTCATAAAGGATACTCAAGAGGACTATTATTATAATACTAAAGAAGAGGTAGTTGATTTATTAAATGGGTTATCTGAAGAGAATGAGCAGTTACGAAAAGAACTGAAAGAACTTGAAAACAATTATAAAGATTTACTGTACGATGGTGGGTTTGATGAGTGAGAAACGATTTGATTTTCCAGTTAGGAATATATGTGATATAATCATTAAGGATTTGCAAGGTAATTATTATGATATTAATCTTTTGTACTGTAATGGTAATGATGAGATTATAATTGAAATTAAGAAACCTAATGAGGAGTATAGGAACGAAAAGGGCGAGGTTGTATGAGTGAGAAACAATTTGAAGTCTTATTTTATGGTGATGTAATAAATTGTGTCAAAGATAAAACTGGCAAGGAATACAATCTCCAAGAACTCATAAACATACTGATGGAGCAACAAGACACGATTAACAAGCAACAAGCCGAAATTGAACGATTGCAAAAGATAATTGACCTTACACAATATCAGTTAAAGGTACAAGACAGAATATTAAAAGAAGTGGGAGAGTAGAACATTGAATGATACAATAGGATTAACCATAATCGGTTTAATGCTAATCGGATTATTATATTATATTCAGAGATGGTTAGAATGACTGAAGATAAAGACAAAAAGATTTGCAGATTGGAAAGGGAAAATCGTAGATTGAAACTGATTAACCGATTGCAAAAAGACATCATTGAAAACTACCAAGAAATAGCCGAATTAAACAACAAGGTGGTGTTTGAATGAAAAAGATACTATGTTATAGTGGTGGAAAAGATTCTACTGCAATGCTAATCCACCTATTAAAAAACAATGCACAAATCGATGATATAATTTATGTCGATGTCGGCGATTGGATGTGGGTCAATGCAAAAGACCATATAAGACAAGTTGAAGAAACATTAGGAGTCAAGATAACAATCCTAAATGCTACTGATGAAATTTCAAAAGGATTTCAAAGATGGGGATTCCCAAGTATACTTAATCGTTGGTGTACTGGAATCAAGAGAGTAATGATGAGAGATTACATCAAAGACAAATATGGAGAGAGAGAGAGAGCATTGTGCAATACATAGGATATTGTAGTGATGAAGAGAAGCGAACTGGTAAACCATTATATTCTGCATATGATGTTGAATATCCACTTGTTGAAGCGAATATCACTAACGAAGATGCCTTGAAACTTTGCAAGGATTATGGCTTTGACTTCGGTGGCAATTATGAACATCATTCACATTACAATTGTTGGATGTGTCCTTTGCAAAAGGTAGATGAACTTTATTACATTTGGAAGAATGAGCCACAATTATGGGAACAGTTAAGGCAGATGCAATTGCAGACTGATGGGGAATACCAGTACAAAAGAACTATTTTTCATTTTGAGCAGAAATTTTGGGAAAGAAACCGAAAGGAGTTAGAAATGAGAAGATTACAAGCAAGGAAGAAATACAATAGGAAAAGGGGTAGACCGAAAAAGGTGAAATGAGAATGAAACGATTGAATGAAAAAGATGGGAAACTATGGAAACAGTACAGATTGCATTGCAACCATTGTGGATCAGACCAATGGATACCATTTTGGCTACTGAAGTTAAGGTTTATTTTTTCAAACCAATATCATTATCATTGCCCAGTATGTCATAAACAATCCACATTCATTTTCCAATTCAACACAGTACACGATACAATGGATAAATCAGAGAAACTATTCAACAAAAGGAGATTATTCGATGACAGAATACTTGATTAGCGAAGAACTTCGTGATAGCATAATAGGATTACTGATATTATTGCAAAAACATAGCGAAAAAACATATCATAAGTATAGTGGCAGTTATACTAATCGCATACTGTTAGCCGATGGCAAGGAACTCAAACTGCCATACTTATCTGATTTACAAACCGATTTAGAAAACCTTGATGAAGTCATCGAAACTGGCGAATACAATGCCAAAGCAGAAGAATTACTACTGATTGCAAAGGAGATGGGATTATTATAGAACTAATAAATGGAGATTGCATTGAAGAAATGCAAAAACTCATAGATAAAGGTGTTGAAGTAGATTTGATCTTAACAGACCCACCTTACAATGTATCCAAACTCAATGACAATAGGGATAGGAGCAAACTTGACTCTCCCATAATGAGAAGAGAAAAACCAGTAAATTATGATTTCGGCGAATGGGATAATATGGAGCGACAAGAGTTCCTTGATTTCACAAAGGAATGGTACTTATTATGTGTAGACTTGCTTCGTGATGGTGGTACAATGATTAGTTTCTTCAGTAAGGAAGATGTGAATTATCTTGGTTGGATGGGTAAGGATTATGGTATGAGGACAAGGACTATCTTCACTTGGCATAAGACCAATCCAGTTCCATCATTCCGAAAGGTGAATTACTTATCAGCTTGTGAGTATGCTTGGATAGGCAGTAAGGGAGAGGTTGCTTGGACTTTCAATTTCAAGCAACAAAAGGAGATGCACAATTTCTTTGAAACACCTAACAAGAGCAGTTATGGTGTTACAAAGCACCCTACTGAAAAGCCAGTAACCTTGATTAAGCATTTGTTGGAGATCCATTCCAATCCTAATGATACTGTATTGGATTGCTTTATGGGTAGTGGCACAACTGGAGTGGCTTGTCAAAAGTTAAACCGAAACTTCATAGGGATAGAATTAGACAAAGACTACTACAATATAGCAAGTGAAAGAATTAGAGAAAGTGAAAAACAGAGGAAACTAATATGATAAAGTTAATACAAGGGGATTGCATTGAAGAGATGAGGAAACTTGCAGAAGAAGATGTCAAAGTTGATTTGGTATTAACAGACCCTCCTTATAATATTATTAATGGATTAAATATTGATGGGTATAAAAATCGCAATACTTCTTGGGATAATCAGTTGCCTACGAAAGAAATGTTTGATTGTTGCGAAAAGTTATTAAGAGTCAATGGAAACCTAATCTTATTTAGTCAAGAACCATACACAAGCCATTTAAGACAGAATTTTCATCAGAATTTGCCATTTGTTTACCCTTACTATTGGTTTAAAGACCATTTTGCAAATAGTTTATCTTGCAAAAAAGCACCAGTATCTTATGTTGAAGATTTGTCAGTATTTCGTAAGAAGTATGATACTGATGATACACATCCATTGAGGGATTATGCTCAAAATTTGCTTAAATGGTTGGATTGTAGCCCTAAAGATATTGAACGAAGATTAGGGCATCGGAGGGCAGAGCATTTTTTTTATAGGGATGGGAGTTCTCAATTTGGGCTTTGCACCGAAGATACTTATAATGAGTTAATTGATGTGTACCATATTGATGATTTTCCATTTTTTAAGTCTTATGATGAATTAAACCAAATTAATGATGATTTTAAAAGCAAGTTTTATTATGACATTCATTTTAATGGTGCGAAATTCAAATCTAATGTGTTGGAGTATAAGAAACCTTACAATAATTACCATCCTACTGAAAAACCAGTTGATTTATTAAAAGATTTAATACTTACTTATACTGATAATGGTGATTTGGTTTTGGATTTCACGATGGGAAGTGGTTCTACTGGTGTTGCTTGTCTTGAAACCAATAGGAACTTCATTGGTATTGAATTGGATGAGGATTACTACAATATTGCAAAAGAGCGATGTTCCAATTTTCAATCCACTTTCTAATTTTATTATTTTTTTTAACCCATTTTACCGAAAACTTTATATACTATGAAGTTCAACATAATAGTAACTACACTTAACTTGTAGGAAAAACAGAAAAATTAAAAAGGTGATTAAAAATGAGCTGTTACTTATGTTCAAATGAAACCATCAGCATCGTAGCTGATGTAGTAAGCACAAACTTCGACATCGAAGTTGAAGAGGCATTTGATGATTTATTGGCATACAATCTTGAAAACTTGGTAGAAAGATACGATGATGAGGACTGGGGTCAAGAAAATAGCCACTATGTCGAGGTGGATTGCTCCGAAGCCCAAAAGATCCAATCCATCAGAAACTATCTTTACCAAACAACCGATTATATCAAAAACGATTTAACCGACTGGTTAGAAGAATACTCAACCGACAATTACAACTTAATTGATGAGTCAGCTGAAAAACTTTACTGGGATCTTGCAGATAAATAAAAAAGGAGATGGTTACTTTCAATACAAGATATATATTTGACAGATATTTTAATGGAAACAAAAACTTTTTAACTCCAAAAGTGTACTCTTATGGGCATATCAAATTTGGATACAAAGTATTATTATATGAAAAAAGCAAAGGCAAAGGATTATTCGATTCAGACCTTTATGGTCTTTCTTGCCTATTGCTTAACAGTAAAACTAACGAAGTTCAACAAATCGATTTAAGCAAAGCATTTGATTCTCCAAAAGAATTAAACGATTATCTTAAAACTATCAACCCAAAAGCAATCAGAGAAGCTGATTTGTTTGGCGAAATTAAAGTGATAAATTCATAAATGAGGTGGTTACTTTCAAATTACAAAAAGACATTATTAAACAATTAAAGAAATTCATTGGTGGTTGGGATACCACTAATGAATCATTATACTTGCATACTGACTGTTACAATAACTTATACTTGGTACTCTTCGATGACAACCATATATACATCAGCTACCTAAAATTAGGCAATACTGATAAATTCAAAGGCACATATGAATTAAATAGGATCTACTTTGAAGATAATGATCCAAAAGAATTAAAGAAATTCATAAGCAAACAAAAGGAATTAGAACTTGGAACTCATAATGACACTTTAGATTGGATAGGTGATGATGGAGAGTTTAATTCCAGTAAAAACTCTTGCGATTTGAATTTAGACTTGGATTACTTTTTAACTGGAACTAAAACATTCCATATTAAAAAGCAAGACTTCAAGGTACTTGAATTATACAAGAACCATTACACTTGCTTATACTTCAAAAAGGGCAAGATTGAGTTTAAAATCTATGATAAAGATTATAATGTGTTTGCAAAGCATATAATCTGCGACAATTACCACAATCAGATTGAAGAGCATTATCATTTAAGTAACAAACCATTCTTGCAATTGTTAAGGAAATTCAACTCAAAAGAACCTATAACAATCAAGTTCGATGACAGAGAACCATTAACAATCAGAAGTGAAAATTATACTGGAATCATAGCTCCAAGAATACTCATAGAAGAGAGTTATGGATCAGTTGATGGATTATATGACAAATTAGGTGGTGATTAAAAGTGTTATGCAAAGATTTCATCAAGAGTTTAGAGAACACTTATTCTAATGACACTTACTTTAATGTAGTGGGTTGGGATATTGAACTGGAAAACTTTGAAGCTGAATGTGAAGCAAGAGGAATACCTACTGAAAGCAGAATATATCCAGTATGTGTTTTTCGTGGAATACATATCAAAGGTTTGTATTTTCATAAGGATTTCCAAGATATAGTCAAAAGGATTGTTTATGATGATGGTGGGTATGGTAGACTTGTACTTAATGGATCAAACCCATTTGTATAAAAAGAGGTGGTTACTTTCACAAACGAATTAAGATATAGTTTAAGCATAGATACAATCAAGTATTCTGACAATTACAATGATAACTTCGATTTATTTAATCGTGGAATACAAATACTTGAAGCAAGATTAAAAAACAAAAATTATGAAGAGTTTGATATAGATGAAAGGGAAACTTTAGAGCAAGTTTTCCAAATCATCAATGAAGAAACCAATTAGATTTTCAAACCGATTTCAAAAAGGGAGGTAAAAAATGTATTATAGCAGATATTTAAAAGCAGATAAAGATTATGTGAAATCATTAAAACTGCATAAGAATAATTTCAATGATTTCCATAACTTCAAACATAGGAAAACAAACCAAAGAGAATGTTTTATAATTTATAGTGAAAAAACAAGCAATCGTTACTATTATTATTTTAGCAACCTTGCTTGATTTTCAAACCGATTTAAGAGTTGATTTCAGATGATAACAAACATCATTGGAGCATTAATATTTGGGATCATAATGCCCATAATACTAATCATAACATTATATTATGATGAAAAACAATTCAAAAAAGAGTTAAAAGAAAAATACGATAAAACAGAATGAAAGAATGGTTTGATTTTCAAACCGATTTCTATATAAACAAAGAAAAACAAAAACAATAAATGGAGATGATTAACATCGAATTATTAGGATACCAATTAATAAAGATAAGTAAAAACCAATACGATGCAAGTGTAGTAGGCAGACACGAACCAATAGCTGACATCGTAGATGCTTGTATCAAACAAGGATTAGACATTGTATATTATGGTGATGGCAAACTGATCCTTGAAGAATAATAAACATATGGTGCAGTTGCTACTCACTTGTGGACTTAAATTTGCATTACCTTTGCCCAAAACTACTTGGGTTTTTTTATAAGTCTGCAAGTGAGTAACAACTGCACCGACTGATTTTCAAATCGATTGCAAGTTCCAATTTTCAAATGGATTACAAGTTCCGATTTTCAAATCGATTGCAAGTTCCGAATTTCAAACCGATTTCAGCTTTCGATTTTCAAACCGATTTCCAAAAAGGAGATGATTAAAATTACAAAGATAAACATACAATTACAATTCAACGAATACCAATTCAGCAGAGTCAAAGCAACATCAAATGCCTCTGCAATAGCATACACAAACAAAGCTTGGGTAGACAAAGAAGTGATAGCAATACCAATGAAACTAACAGTAACCGACAGACTCATAGAACACAGTTGGAACGAAACAAACCAACAATACGAATTAATCGTAGAGTCAGATGTCATCTACAAAAAAACAGTAAAGCAAGGAGCAAACATCGGCAGAATACACTTGCCAAACAAACTCATAGGATTAGATGTGCTAATCATAGACACACCAATCATCGAAGATTTATACTAATTGGTCTATATGCAGACCAATTAAAAAACTCTTTTTTATCAACTATTTATTTTAAAGCAAGGGTAACCAATTTAAACACACACTTTTTTTTAACACTATTATTTTAAAGCAAGGGGTACTATTAGGATTAGGGCTTGGGTACTGGTAGGGCTTGGGTAACTTTTTTTTACTGGTGGTAGGGCTTGGGTATCCTCCCCCCCCACGAGCGAGGGCTTGGGTAGGGCTTGGGTACAAACTCTGACCCCCCCACAACCGAATCCTCCCCCTCCAAGATCTCACCACCACTCCCCACTTGATCCCCCCACCCCCCAAAACTTATAAAATTTTATACTATACCTCCTATGGTATTATGTTATAATAGGATCAACAATATTTTAAAAAAATATTTGATCTTTTCAGCTATGACTACCTTTTCAGCTATGACTACCTTTTCAGCTATGACTACCTTTTCAGCTATGACTACCTTTTCAGCTATGACTACCTTTTCAGCTATGACTACCTTTTCAGCTATGACTACC